CTTGTCCGCAGCTGCGCCATAAAGCGCGATTCGTTTGGTTAAACCTTCAACACGCTTTGCGGTTTGGTTCAAGCCCTGTTCGAATCGACGCAAGTTGGCTTCACCTTTGATGTCATATCCAAGGATTGCAACTAGTTCGTCAACAATTGCCATATTAAATCACTCAATCATCAGTTTGCTTTTCGCTTAGAGCTCCACGAACGTCAAGTGCTTCGTGTGCGTCTAAAACATCGGTTAATGTGACCCATTCTTTCAAGTCACGTTGTGTGTAAATGGGCGGTTCAGCAATCACTGGCCGCCACAAAAACATGTCAAGATTAGGAGCGATTTCCTCCAAATCTTTTTCGCTTAGCCCTGAGCTTTTGCCGCTATCTTTAGGCCTCCATTGGCCAGGGCGTCGCCTAAAAAATCGCCAAACATTTCCTTCAATACAAACAAGAAACATTCCATCAATTCTTTATCCTTTCCGGTAAAAATTTGATTTATATCAACTTGTGCGTAACCTCCAGACGCTTGTGCAACTTCAGCGCATTCGACAATATCTTGAACCAATTTTGCCGTTGCTTCGGGGTCGCTTTTAACAAAAATTTCGTTAAATGCTTCGATAACAACTTTATCAGAAATAGCTTTGTCTTCTGCGTTCGCGCCTTCACCGTAACCACGCATAATTGCAGGTAGTCGCGCGATGCTACCACCAAGCAATTTCATTAAACGTGCTTTCAATAAAAGTGATTTCGTTGCCAGTGGGGGGGTGGCTCGAAACGTATATTCACCAATTTGCTTTTCACTCATGTTTATTTATCTCCTGTTATTAAATCGGACGCCAATTTGCTGACGCAATTACCCATTCGCGAACACTGGCATTTTCGCCATAATCCTGCGATGGTGATTGAAACACCATACACGTTCCTGAATGACTGCCCTCAGCGCCATTAACATCCACAACAGTGAATGGAAACGGCACTAATACGCCAGAACGCTGCAACGCCATTTTTTGCAATAATTGCTTATGTGTTGCACTGGTATGTTGTAATTTTAATGTGATCGCCGCGGAATTATCAGCCGTTTGTGAGAAAAGCGCCGAACCATCTGCGCCAATCATCCAATCGCCTTCCGGACCTCGTGATTCAACTTTGATTGCATCGTCGCCATCGAACAAGCCATCCACTGGAAGCCCGTCCAAATTAGCCGACACACCAAGCATCGAATAAACTGTGATTCTTTGTGCCATTTTTTAATCCTCTTAGAAACTAATCGTGTAATTCACGGTTGTGTAATGAACCGCGCCAGCGTATCGAAAACTTACTTCGATGGCAGGTGCAATTCGTGATTTTCGTTGTGTTTCGGTTGTGGTTAAAACGTTTGGAACGGTGATAACAACGGCTGGCAAGAAATCACCAGTATCAGGGTCAACATCATCCTCAGCAATCAAACCAGCGTTTCGCGCGATGTCCGTCACTTTACGTGGAACACTCGCCAACAATTCCATCCCAACATTCGTGTATGGGACGCGATCGTTTTTCATAAACAACGCCAACATTTCTTCTTCTGTTCGAGCGATCAACCAGTCAGTGAAATGAATTTCATCAATGAAAACATTTGGTGTCAACGTTGAACCTTCAACAACCAAATTTGTTCCACCAATATCAACGTATGTGTTAGCGCAATGGCCAGCACCCACTGATTGACCGATTGATGGGGTGAAACCAGTAATCGCTTGAACTTTTGATGAACCCAAATCAACAGGTGAAAAACCTTTCAATTGTTTGAATTTACCAGTATATGCCGTGTCAGCATCATCAAAAACACGTGTTCCCAACGAAGCCATGAAAGCGAACGCTGGATAAACGTTTGCATCAGTGTGATAAAACACACCTGTTCGATCAACGGTGTTTTTGTGACGCGCAGCGAAACAAGTTGTATCACTTGCCGATTGCGTGTTTACGTCGTTTGATTCAGGCATGAAGAATTTGTTTTGCGACTGAATCCAAGAGACAATCCCATCAAGGATGTCGGTGTCGCGCAATTCTTGTTCAACGCCCAACCAATACCATTGATTATCAACGTCTGCCAAAGCAACCATCGCAGCTGTCGCCGTTGAAGCGTTTACAACAGTCGTGTCGTCATAAAAACCAGCTTTAACTTGCAATGGGCGTGGATTTTGCGAAAACGCGTTATTTGCAGCTTTGTAAAATTCTGTGTCTGTGCCGAAATCGACAGCAACTTCGTCAATCGAGCCATAGACTTTGGTTAAATTTGAGGCATCCAGTTCGCCAGCGACCGCGTGAGACGTCAAAAACAACGCCACGCCGAAGCCACGGCGACTTGGAAACCCACTATTTCGTGATACGTTGACATTAACAACGCGTGAATATGGAAGTGCCATTTAATATTTCCTCAAAGGTTTAAGTTCTGGTCATATTAACTGGCGCGTTGTCAATCACGTCAATTAAGAAACCATCTCGTGTATAACCTCGAATATGAATCATGGCATGGCCACGTTCTTCATATTCATGGTTAATTTTTTCAGGCAAGTTTCTAGGCTCGCCAATTTTATGAATGGACAACAATGGGTCTAAACCAAGTTGTGGCCCTTGTATTTTTGCGCGTGAACGTAACTTTCGTATAGGTGCCATGACATCATCGCCACGCATTGAATTAATCGAAAAAACCCATTCTGATTCGATCACTGGAACAGCTTCGATTTGTTCATTTCCTTCACTGTTGTTTTCACCAGTTCCACGATATTCCGTGGCTGCTGGCAAAAAACGAACATCAATCGGGCCACGTAAAAAATTAAGCATAATATACGAGCCCGAAGGTCTGCCACCACCTTGGTGGTTTTTTATTGTTGTCAGGCCCGTCACAAGCTGAATCCAATCGACAATTCTTTCGTGGACTTCTTTTTCACTTGATGTTGCGTTCATTGCTCTTTAACCTTGCCCAAAATTGCACGTGTTCGATTTGAACTGATTGTTTGGGGGTATGCGAACAAAACTTTATATCGTCGATTGTCGCGAACATCTGTAATTATGTCGTTCACCTCAACTGTCGATCGCGTACCCAAAACCATTGAGGCCTCTTCTCGAATACCTTCTGGCATATCGCGAAAATCACGGCCAACAACGGGTTGAATTTTTCCACGAATGTTGCTTTTTTCGGGTTGAGGTTCAACCAGGTTTCCGCGTTCATAAACGGGTTCGGCGTTTCGATTGGCTGGTCGTTCCCATGGAATTTCCCAATCACCAAAATCAATGGCCTGTCCTAAATCAATCATAAGTTTGGTATGTCACTGAATTTTTAGTTTCGCCCGTGTCAATCGTTGGATTGCTCGAACCTTTCTTTTTGACCGTTGATGGTGCATTCGCTGGCGATGAAATGTTTACCATTTCCATCTGAACGTCACCTTGAGCCATTAAACCCAATTTCGACATAACTTGGCCAGATTCAACTTGGCCACGCAAAATTGGTTTAGCGTTTTTTTTCAATGCCGCCAAATATCGGCGTTGATTATCCATGAATGCGTTCGTAATAAACGGCCATTCACTATCTGGGTTTTTAACGGTCCCGAAATGAGTCCAAACCGCTTTCATTAGAACGTCACGGCTAACCTTGGAGGCTGGGAAACCGACTTTCACCTTTGAATGGCCACTTATGGCCTTTGGTAATTTAATCGTCCCACGCCGCCTTTTAACTCGCGCTGTAACACCCATTTAAACCACGCACATTGATGGCGCATTTCGCCTTAACAGCAAATAATATTCGCGCCCATAAGATGTTTGCATGAAACCTTTTCCGATTTCACCCAAACTGGAATTTTCTGAAACTTGTTGTTGTTTGTCAGACACCTTGACTTTTACATCACGATCTTGCATTTCGATCACTTGGCCAAGTGCCGGACTATTGGCGACGCCACCGTTGGATAAAGAGTTGGAACGCTGTGGTTCGCCCTCCATCGCCAGTGTATGCGCCGCCAATAACATTTGGGCTTTCGCCCTGTCCTTCTCGAGCCAACCATCACCCACGGTCGAAACTGCTTCGTTTAAAACAAGCGAAACAAGTTCGTTATTAACGTTTGCAAATTCAGGATGTCTGATTTTGAAAATCGACACAGTGGGTTGGGTATAACTCATTTTTTACTCCGATACTTCAAGGATTCCAGCATCACACCACGTTTTGAAAACGTAATGTTCGGCATAATCACGATCAAAATTATCGACTGCGACCTTACCTTTAGCGGGTACAACAACGCCAGTGTGCAACTTCAAACTTTTATCATGTTTGCTTTTGATGATGGTTTTACCAGACTTAACATCTTCTGCATCCTTGGCTTTCGCGTCAGCGTCAGCTTTCTTGGTGGCCTCGGCATCCGCTTTGGCTTTGTCATCCGCAGCTTTTTTGTCAGCCTTGGCTTTGGCTTCTGCATCAGCTTTCGCTTTCGCGTCGGCCTCTGCTTTCGCGTCCTCAGCTTTTTTGGCTTCGGCAGATTTGGCCGCGGCTTGCGCCTCAGCTTCTGCTTTGGCTTTGTCTGCGTCAGATTGGGTTTTTTTGTCGTTTGACATATTGGCCTCCTAGATTAAATACCGTCAGTGTATCGAGCTTCCTTAGGAAGACGCCAATCGACGCCACCAACACGGAAGATTCCAGCAACTTCGACACGTAACGGGGATGGTTGATGTGGAGCAAGGAAACGATGTGGCATTGGCATGTGCAATTTCACTGTTTCCGGCTTACGGTTATACGAAACCATTCGGTTTGTATTGCCCGAACCTGCTGTGTCAAGACGACGAACAGCTCGCATTTGCAACTGTTGACCAGTCATCGCAGTGAACGTGTTGTTTTGACGTAAGAATTGCAGGATTGTCATTTGGGTATCACCAAGACGGTTTGTCGCCAAATAATCAAGCTTGTCATAAGGCAATAACAAAGTATCAGCCAAAGCCGTGTAACCAGTCGCATTTGCAACACCACGAAGCGAAACATTGATGTCTTCCAAGATTTGGTCTTCTGTGGCAGTTAACCAACCACCAGTGACCGCACTCGCATCATCAACAGACGCTGCATTCAACAAACCTTCGGTGCCTTTTTCGGTGCTACCGAATAACGCCAATTCATCGACGAATTCTTCGAACGCTCGGCGCGCTGCCATTGCGTCATCGTTTGCCAAATTAATACCAGTCATTCGAGCTTGCTCGATGTCCGCTAAACCAAAGCCATAACCAATACCAGCCATGTGAACGTCGGTTTCGTGTTTCGCGCGCTCTGTACCAGCCAATGGAACATCGTCCGAATTGCCGTTCAAAAATCGCGCCGCACCGAATTGATCACTTGAAAAATAAGTTACGGTTTTAGCCCATGGATGTGCCGATGTATCAACAGGCACAAGGTTTTTATATTGGATTTCAGGTCGTTTGATTGCGTTTACTGCTGACTCAATATGTGAAGTCTGCGAGATAACGAAACCAAGCGCCGCCTGTGCTGCATCATTTACATTGAAATTCATTGTTTCAACTCCTTATCGAATGCCAAGGGCGATGACCGCAAGGCCCGCACCACTTGTGGTTGTATCCCAAACTGCGCCTGGGAATGCTGTTCGGCCAGTTGCAGCTGCGTTGTGAAACGTACCATCTGCATCGACCACGAAAACGGGGTCGCCTTGAGCCACCGCAACTGGAGCATTGGCATAAACCGGCCCTTTTGTGATGATTCGCGCTTCCGCGTATTGTTTGAACTTGTTTGGTTCGTTTGCATCCAATTCACGTTGACGAACGGAAATACCAAGAGGCGTTCCACCGTCGAATAAAATGCAATCGTTATCACCAGTGCCGCGTTTGACGCAAAGTCCAAATCCAAGTCCAGTCGCCGTTTGAACGGTTCGTGAAATAAGATTCGCAAGTTCGGTGTTAACTAAACCGCCAGGACGTCCAGCGTCCATTTTTTCAGAATAAGTGGTTTGAATAGCCATTTTTTATTCCTCGTTTTTGTAACCGTCACGCAAACTAGCTTCATAATCAGCTTGGCCATTGTCTTCGGTCGTTGGTTGTGGTTTACCGTCATAGACACCTTTGAAGGCACCTTGAACGGGGCTTTGTGAATCATCTTTTGATTTGGCATCAGTCACAGCAAGGTCAAACGCTGCGGTGATGTAATCTTCAGATTTTTCGTTCAACGCATCAGCACCACGCACCGCAGAAACGGCAGTTTTGCGAACTTCGTTGTCATCCATGCCATTGAAATCGGCATCCTTGGCTAACAATTTAGCGTCACTTAACAGGGTGGCACGTTCTGCAACTCGCGCGTCGATCGCCTTTTGATCAAGTTTCGAATCATTCAATTTCTTGATTTCTTCGTCTTTCTTGTCCAAATCAGCATCTTTCGCAGCCATCGCAGTGTCATGCGCTTTTCGATTGTCGTCCAACTTGGTTTGTAAAGCCTCGTTGTTCTTTTGTAGTTTGTCAATTGCAGCTGCGCCAGCGTCAGTCGTTACAACCGGAAGCCCATCCACAATGACGGTTCGTTGTTTATCGGTCACTTTCGTTTCCTCATCGTCAATAGTTATTGGGCTTACGCCCCATTTAGCTGAATCAGTAGAATCACCAATTCGGCACTCATGTCCCGCGCGCCCACGTTTTACGATGGCCACATGGTTCATTTTTATATTGGTTTGCATGGCATCGAATGTTTCACCATCTGGTGTTTCACCTTCGCCCCAAACCAACTGCATGTTATACCCGTTGGATAATTCACGCTTGCCATTTTCAACATCGTCGATGGCTTGAGCGTCCATAATCATCACGGGAATACGCATTTTTTCACCGTCTCGAAGGACCTCATGTCCAACACTTCCAACTGCGTGGTCTTTCCAATTGTCGGCTGTCACATCTTCTGACGGATGGTCGTTTGTCATTGGCTTGCCAGCGATCGTTTTTACACTGTCTTTGGCGAAAACCTCTTCTGGCGGTCGATACACTCGAACCGTTTCCAAATCTGGCCGACCCAATTCATCACCAGTATAAATTTGAACGCCTGTTCTGGCACAATTGACATATCCAGCCAAATAACCGTCTTTTGTTTTTCGTATGCCAGACAACTGGGCATCTTCAACAAATCTTGAAATTGATTGATTCATAAAATTACCGTCATTAAATTAATATGTTAAAAAAAACCTAAAATGCTAACAAATCACACAAATGTGTTAAAAATCCAAACATGTCGAATTCGACACCTTTAAACAGCAAAGCATAAAGTTCAATTTAATCACTTACGTTAATACACTTAATTACCCCGAATTCGAGGGAATTAAAATTCGATTACTGCGCGCGCGCTACAACGGCAACGCACTGGTTGACCTGGTGGCAATCCACCTTCGGCACCCGTCGGTTCGCCCCAACGATATTCTGTTCTATGTAAATTTCGATGTCTTGGTCGAACACGTTCATCACGTGATGTTTGCCATCGGTACGTTTTAACACCAGCTTGGGCTTGTCGCAGTCGATTCAAATCGGCGGTCAATTTGTTAATTTGATCTTCCGCGATAAGCTTGGCGCGATTAGCGTGAACCTCGAAACGTTCGGCAATTTCTTTGGATAAACTTTTGGCCGACCGACCATCAATTTTCGCTTGAAAAACCAAACGTCGAATGTCTTTTACTGCATCTTGTTTTAATGATTTGATCAATGCCGCATTTCGGGCCACCGCATCACGCAAATATGCGCCCAAATCTTCATTCCTAACAATTGCAGCCAAATCAACGCCCAATGATTTATCCACGCTCAGAATAAACTTTTTCGTGTGGTTTAATGACTCCACGGTCAGTATGCCGCCCACAATAGCCAAAATTTCAGCTTCTGTGGCGTCTGCGTCTGTTTCTAAGCGCGTAAACCATGATTCTTCATCAATGGTCAATGATCGCTGAAAATTAAGCGCTGGCAACACTGATTCGCGATAATTCTTGGCCATTTGACGCAACATTCGATTCAATAATCGTTCGTATTGTCTTTTTACACCCAATCGTTCGTGAACAGCTGGCAAAACGATTTCAGTTCCACGACGTTTTTTTGAATCGGGAACCAATGTTCTTAAATCGTATTTAATCACGCTTCAATTTCTTCGATTTCATCCTTCCATTCCAAATCCACTTCTTGGAATATTTCAGGACCTAGAACAATTTCGCCCTGGTATGGCTCGATGTCACTCAAAGCCGGCGTTTCACCATAAGTGATGGTAATGTGCGGTTCATATTCATCATAATCAAACGAACCACCATGGCGAAGGACCTCACGATGTCGCCATTCAAGCTCATTCGCTTTAAACAACAATACTGTTGCACCACCATCAAATTGTTCCATGATGCGCGCCCCACCTTCCGCAATCTTAATTTCAGATTGCCAAGCCTCACCAAGTTTCATCCAATCCAGTTCATCACGCGAAAAAGCGATCGTGACGTGTAAATCCTCTGGTTTGAGTGTTTTCGAAATGCCCTGGGATTTAGCCCAAGCGATAATGTCATCACCGTTTTTAATTTTACGATGAATATACAGCGACCTTGGCGCAGCATCAGATATTTCCGTTTGTCCAGCCTTTGCGCCTTGATTTTGTCTTGATTCAACTTCGAATTCACGATCGGAATCAAAATCACGTTTGTGGTCATTCACAATGGTGTCAAACGTTGGGAAAATCTTCATTTGAACCATTTGATTGGTTGTTGCCTCTTCGACCGCCTCAGGGTCATATAATCCAGTGTCAACCAATTTTGCGGATGTTTCTGAAATGGTTTTTCCAATATCCGCAATTTCTTTTTCATTAAGCTGTTGGAGTGGTGTCCATTCGAATTCAATTTCTTCTGGTCGATTACCAAGCGCCGAACGAATTAAACATTCATCCAACGTTTCGGTGGCTGGCTCAATTTCCAATTCTTGAATGGTTGCAATATCATCGTAATAATTACGCATGTCGCCTTCACCTTTGTCGCCCATCCCCTTGGATTGTTCGCCCAAAAATTTGGTGATTGGTATCCCAGCCGCGCCACAAACAAAGTTCGCGAATTTTTGCATCACATCAGGCAATTGCGTGAAGTTGATTTGCTTACGTTCGTATTTTTCTTCAGCGTCATGGACGATTGCGCCACTAATGCCTTTCCCTTTGGCGTTCATAATAAAACGATCAAGAATACGTTTTTCGTAATCCTTGTCGCCCATTGAGGCCATAAAATCAGGTATTGCAAACACGTCGATGTTGGCTTCAAAAACCAGTGATGCCACGCCAGCGAGTGTTGAATCAGTTTGTTTTGCTTGATTGTGAACCGATTGAATAATCGAATCGCCCCAACCAAAGTTTTGTCCTGTTTGCATCCAAACATCTGGATGTTCGGCACCGATAAAAACGGCCAAATGCGAATAATGTATTTTTACACCAACTTTTTCGCCCCCTTGTGCGGTGACGTTATAAAAAAGCGGTTTGCCAAAATTTTCACTGAACGGGTCATTGTCAAGTGTGTCGGCTGTCAATTCTTTACGGGTAAAAACCGTCAACGACTGAATACCACCAGCGCCCACCTTTTCAATTTCCAATGGTTCTTCTGTGTTTTGGCCAGTGTTTATAAATATCGCCGAACCACCCCACAAACGCGCCATTTTTTGGGCGTCGATAAGTTTCTTTTTTAGTTTTAATCGTTTTTCTTCGGCCTTGATGGCCTTAATTTGCTTGGCTTCACCTTGCCAATCACGCCATTTTCGCAACGCATCAAGCGCAGGAATATTGACAATTTTCTTAATAATCCACGAGAAACGATAACCGTTTTCCAACTCATGGTCGCCCAATGCCGTGTGTGTGTAGACCGTAGACGCCGATTTGTCGCGACTTGGGTCGCCCATGTTCGAAATTAACGATTGAAGGCCATCCGTTGCACGAACATAGCCCCCGTCGCCAACACGAACGCGCGGTTTATTAGTCGAATCAGTCATAAATATTGTTCAAATTGTAGTTTTTGTTTGTGATCAACTTGTCAAGGGCGTAACGCAAGCCATCACAATAATGATTGTGAGCGTCAACGATCTTGGAAGTAACATCACCAGTATTGGCATCAACTTTGTAACGATAAAGTTTCATTTCGCGAATCAAATGCGTACAGCTTGAATGAATCACTATTTCATCATGGCCGCGAATGAATTGAATACCATCTTCAACACTGCCAGGCCATTTGGAGCAAGCTCGAATCAATGGTAAACCGTTTCGTTTAAGGAAACTAATCGTTTCGGGCCTAGCGTTATCCCCTTGGATATGTTCTTTTTCAATACCAGGTATTCGTTTTTTCACGAAATCTGCGGTTTGATCAATTTCCAAACCAACTTTTCCAGCTTCGTAACGAACATAAATTTTCGCATTATGGACGTATGCGCGAACCGCCGCGGTTGGGTCTTGGCTAAAACCAAAGTCCATACCATTCAACGGGTGCCATTCTTCCAATGGTTCAAAATCATCAACACGCCACTTATTGTTGAATATTTCCGCGTCTGAATTGCGTAAATAATCACCCTCCCAAATATGGGCGTAAGTATCTGGATTAACGCGCAAATCACGCTGTCTTTCCTCTTCAAGCCCTTCGGGAAACCATGGGTTGTCCAAATAATTCATTTGAACGATTCGTGAATTGGACGGTGGGTTTTTTATAAACCTTGTGTCCGTTGCGTTGTCTTCAACTTCCGGATTCCATGTCAACCAGATTTCGGAATTTGGAAAACGACGCACTGTTGGAATTAATTTAACCCAACTGTTTTCACTCACTGGGTCAGCTTCATCGACCCACGTTATACCAATATTAGCCAGCGACTTAATAGCCGCGATATTGTTTTTTAAACCGCGAAATATAAAATCAAATATAGTATTTAAAAATTCATCATCTTCGATTGCATCTTTAATTTCGGCAAAAGATGAATCCTTAATGGACGCTTGTATTTCACGACACACCAACGCGTTGCAATTACGCAAATGAACCGCGTATGCGATCGCCCTGGCGAATGATTTTGTTTTTGCACTACCTCGGCCACCATGTGCGCCACGATAAGGAACATGAACCGATAAATCGAGAACATCCACCAATTTCGGTGGGAAACTTACTTGTAAATTATGACTCGCTGTCACTTTCCGGTTCACCGTCGTATGGCACGAAAGTGATCGTGTCAGGCATTAACGCTTCACCATCAGCACCAGTCAATTCGGTTTTATTACTTAGACCCAAATCACGTGCGATTATGTTTGGATTTAACAGGTCCGCGGAAGCACCTTCAAATTTTTGGGTTTTGATTATTGCCTTCACACGCGTAATGACCCCAAGAAAATCATCGTTTTTGGCGTAATTATCGAATGTTGTTTCTGAAATATCCAAGAAAATACACAAACCAGCCTTTGTCATGGCGCGCATTTTGTTTATTTTTGCTGTTTTATACTTCCCTGCATGTTTTACCAATTCGGTCGCCACAAGTGGATGTGCGTCAACCCATTCAAAATATTCACAACAAGCATCCCACAATTGTTCATCGTTTTCGAATTTTGGGTTTCGGCCATGGGAACTTCGGGCCTTCCAAAACTGATTGTTTTTAGGGGCGGCCATTATTTGAACCAACTGGGATTTAATTCAAGGTGAATACAACGCTTTCTGAAACGATCATCAAATTCGATTCGACCTTGTTTGCATTTATCCAATGACGACGCAGCGTGGACGCACGAATGGCACGTTCCAAGTTTATTCCGCATTTCTTTCGCGGTCAAAATTTCTTCTGGCGTTTTTGGTGTCATGGATAAATTAAATTGTTTGGTAGCACGGGCAAGATTCGAACTTGCGACCTCCTGGGCATGAACCAAGCGAGCTGGCCACTGCTCTACCGTGCGACATAAAAAAACCCCTTTCGGGGCTAAAAACTAATAAATTGGAGGAGTAAACAGGTCATCTATAACAACCTATCTCGTTTTTATATAACAAATATCACGAAAAAACAAACGCTTTATATCGAAATCACAAAAAAACCCCTTTCGGGGTTCGTTCGACGGTTGCTAATCGCTGGCCACTTTCTGGCGTCTTGTTTACATTTTTACATCCTCGGTTCGTTGACGCTTTCAGCTCTGCTTTCCGCGTTTTGCCCTTAGGCTTCGTTGTATGCGTGAACAACAATTTAACACCCATTTACCGTTCTGTCAATCGAACATGTTAATTTTTCGGGCCTGATTTGTGGTTTATATTTCAACCAATCCACTATCCAAAAAGAATTGTTGTTTTCGATACATCGCGCGCAAGGCCATCAATTCGATAAACTCTTTTGTCAACGTGGTTTCAACTCGACCATCAAGTATGGAGTGGCAATTGTGGCAAGCATCAACCAAAAATAAATCGCTTGGTTTAGTTCCCATGCCACCATGAAATCGTAATTGAACATGTGCCGGTTGGGTCGTTTCAGGTCCGGAACATTGATCGGCAATCATTAAATCACATGGTTTTCCTTTGCATGAATCACGTAATTTTTTGTTTTGGTGCCTTGAAGGTTTAAGTATCGACATTATTATTCTCTTTTACCACCTGGCTAATGTAACCATCCATGTACGCGTTAATTGCAAAAATGGGTAAAAATTCAAAAATCCTTTTATACCCATCGTCGCTTTTACAAGATGCAACACCCCAATTAAAAAACAGCTTTGAAATATAATCTTTGATAAATTTCATCGAATACCCCCACGAACAGAAAATTCATATCGCGCGTCACGCAAATATCGGTTGTACGTTGGCTTTGTTATACCAACCTTTTTGTAATACAAATCTGACACCCTTTTTCGATAAGTTGTGTCTTTTTCGGCTGTGTATTGCGGGGTTTTTTCGTAAATTGTGGCCAAAATCTTGGGGCGTTTCACATAATGAGAAAATAAAAACGCCCTGTTAAAAACAACCATTTGTGAAATTATCAACTGTATGGACGCATAATCATCATCAGATAATTCAGAAACGAAATAATTTGATGAACTTGATTTACCAGCTTGTTTCATGGCCCTGCCAAGCTGCGAACCGCTTTTCGAACCCGTTGTTCGCCTTATTTCTCGATAATCGCCAGATTTGTATTGTTGAGCCCATAATTTAAGTATTGCATCAACAGCAAGCGTGGTTTTCCGACATTTTTTTGGTTTTTTGTTTAAATCCGACTCCAATCGTTCGCGAATCAACCTGGCTTCTTTGTCCGTTAATTCGTTGCGAATTTGATCTGTCATAAATCAAGCTCCAATTCAACATCCAACAAATCGGACCTTTCTTCCATGGTCATTGATAGCAACAACTTCAAAACCTGCTTTTCTGTTTCCAGTTGGCTTGGCGTTGATTTATGGTAATTTTCAACGACAGCGACATCCAAGCACCATTGAATATGTTCGTCTTCAATATTCCCATCATCCAAAACAATGTGACAATTAGCGCCAACTGCGTTGAATTGATAAATTTCATGGATTAAATTTTTTGTTTTTTCAAAATCGTTCATATTCCCAAAAACCCAAAATAAGCCGCGCTGCGAGTATCTTCATTGCTTCGAGACAACCAACCCGTCATTCGTTGAAAACGTGGTTTATCTTTTGCCCAGTTGTCTTTTGCGGGTGGTATCAAAACAACTTTTTGGTTGAAATGTTCCAACACGCGAACCAATTCTATCATTGATTGCTGACACATCCCAACTTTGCGAGCGATTGACTGGTTTACCAAATGTTGTTGTTGTCGGTTTCGACCATAAACAAAATTGTTTTTTGTTACATCCTCAATCACCCACTTATCAACGCCGCCAACTTTGGCAATTGTAAGTAAATCAACCAAGGTCATTGTGTCAAGCTCAACCAATTCACCGTCTTGATAAATTGCCACCCCATGTTTTTTGGTATCGGGGTCAATTCCAATTACTGTTTTCATTTTAACTTTTTTTCTATTTTTTCTAATCGGCCATTCATATCAAACATATCCTTACCAATAACACCGGCCAAATTATGAACATTTTTTATAATCAAGTTAATTCGAACAAAGTTTTCATTATTGTTTGAAAGAATCAACCAAATAACACCCCCGCCAAAAACACCACCAACAAAACCACTGATTATATTTTCAATCATCGAACCACCTCATCATTATAGTATTTATGAAATTTCGTTGGCGCGGTCAAATTACAACCAACATCCATTGACCATCGTTTTATTTTATTCAAAAACAACGTCATTTGGTCTTTTGAGTAACCCCACGTGTGAGACATGGAAACACGTTCGATTTGTTGCGCCAACTTTTCAGCATTTTGGGTTTCCATGTAATGCCAATAAAGCTCTGAAAACTGCGATTGGATGTCACCTTGTGGGTCATTGGCGTAAATCGGGGCCAAATATTCCATTTTCCACTGTTTTCGCAAATCCTCTTCGTTTATTCCCGTGAATTCTGAAGCTTCGGTCAACCAAAAACCAAAAAGCAATCCAAGCTGTGAAAGCGTTTTTGAAATTCGTCGATCGCGAATAATCATTTCGCGAGAACCGTCAAGCGGTTGTCTTTGAACCAAATCGAAAGCGTATTCAACTTGTCGATGGTCGTGAAATATCACTGGTCCTTCTTGTTTCATTTTTTACCCTCTTAATCGTTAAAAATTTTTAAAATATTTTCGCCAACGGCTTTCACAACAGGAACAGAAACCGCGTTTCCCAAGCATTTATATCTTTGGGTTGGCGATATTTTTTTTATTAAACCGTCGTAATCGCCGTTTTTTGTCCAATCATCTGGAAACCCCTGAAGCCTTTCACATTCAATTTCAGTCAATCGCCTTATTGCGTTTTCGATAATAACTTTATGTATGTGGGCGCAACTTAAATTCTGCGATACGCCGTTTAATTTATGATAAACGTGTTCAGAACATGTACTTTTTTTAGTATCGCCTTGGTAAGCGTGGATGGTGTTTTTATTTTCCCTCCACCCCTTAATTCTTTTTTGATTGTTTTTTAAAAAATTCAACAGCGTCATACTTGAGTGCATTCCACCTGAATTACCTCCGCCGGTTAGCGTTCTAACAGTTGCGGTTTCGACTGCCCTTTCATCAACCCTTTCAATGTTTTTTCCGATAGGAAATACCGATCGTCCACATTCATCTCTATTATATCCGACAAGGTAAATTCTCTCTCTATTTTGGGGTAAAAACCATGCTGTATTAAGCAATTGCCATTCAAGTCGATAACCCCCAATGTTGGCAAAGGCTTGGATAATTGCCCAAAAGTCTGCGCCATCGTTTGAGCTGTATGCTCCTTTAACATTTTCCCAGATAAAAAACTTAGGTTTGCACTCGTTGATAAGCCTAATTGCTTGGCCGACAAGATTGCTTCTGTTTCCTTCAAGGCCTTTACGCTTTCCAGCCAAACTAAAATCTTGGCAAGGTGAACCGAAAGTGATTCCGTCAATTTTAGGGATTTTTTTTCCTCGAACATTTGTAACTGAACCGACATGTTTAGCCTCTGGGAATTGTTTTTTATAAATAGCAATAGCGTGTTTATCTATTTCACTAAAATAATGATTTTCTATTGAAAATCCAGCTTGTTTCAAGCCTAAGCTGAAACCGCCTATGCCAGAAAAAAGGTCTAAAATATTGATTTTCATTTCTTTAACCAATAATTATAAAAACCTTGCGACCAAGAAAACGCATAAAAAAAGCAAAGTAAAAAAACACCCCACTGTTCCGATGCGTACATTGAATAAAACCAAAATGGTTGGGCCGCAAGGCCGCAAACACTAGCCCATTTTCTTTTTTCTAATTCTGTTTGTTGACTTAACCAAATAGCAGTTACGCCAAAAACACCGATAAACAATTGTGATATTTCGTTCATAATTTTGACAACCATTGTTTATCTATTTGATGCGCGATATTAGCGGTCATCAACGGTGGAACACTCATTCCAATGACGTATTTGGCGAATTCCTTTGATGTTGACGCTGAAAAGTCATAATCCATTGGAAATGAACCGCACAAAATGTAATCCATATCAGAACACGCCATTTTGTCGTGAAATCGCCAATCTTTTTCACCCGCTGTTATGGTGCCTCGAACCTCATGGTCATGCAAAATAAGCGAATTAAAGCCACTGTTCTTATTGTGAACACGCAAATTTATATCACTAATACATTTGTCTTGTGGGTGGGCTTGGTGAATTAATTTCCCACGGTCGGTATGCGAATAATCTTTTCCCTTCTCGGACCTAACATCGCCAAAGGGTATTTTTTCACCCTTAAAATCAAGATTCAAAGTTGGCGCTTGGTTAAATAAATCGACGGATTCAAGAAAAGGGTCAGCCAAATCACGTCGCAAACACACGAAAAATACGCGCGGCCTTGACTGTGGAACACCCATATCCGATGAATTCAATAGCCAATGTTGAACATAATATCCAGCCTTTTCAAATTCAGTGTAAATTCGTTGAACATATTCAATGGCATTTCCAAGCATCATACCTTGAACGTTTTCGGCGACAACCACCTTTGGTTGCAGCCTATCGGCCAATTCAATAAAGTCAAAAAATAAATTATCCAAAACCTGTTCAGCTTGACCTTCTCGAAATTTTTTCTCTTTTCCCCAACCTTTTTCGCGATCGCCAGCCATTGAAAAACTGGAACATGGTGGCGAACCATCCAAAATATCCAAGTTAAACAACTCTTTTGGCAAATCATCGCGTGACTTGAATGTTTCAATTGACTCAAGGTACGCGAAACGCGGATTGTGGTTTTTTTTGTAAATATCAATCATTTGTGGGTCAATTTCATTGCATCCAATTACATCGAATCCAGCGAGTTTATAACCCATGGTTGAACCGCCGCCGCAAGCAAAACAACTAAAAACATTGCCGCGGTCTTTTGTGAAATTAGCGTCGGCCAAATTCCACTTATAATCATATTCTGGTTTTATCATGCTATTTTTCGAAAATATCTATTTGACGATTTTTCGTTTCATCCTCTTTTTTGGTTGTTTCAGCCCAAGTTAAGCCGGTTTTAATTACCCATATTTCAAATGGATTCAATTCAAGACTAGATTTTTCACAAAGTCTTGGTATTTTTTCGATGTCGTTTTCAGCCATTTTTACTTTTAATAATCAAAATGAATGTTCGCCTATGAGAAATGATTGATTCGTGATATTCAATCGGAATAGTATTCAACCATTTTTTAAATTCTTCACCACTTCGTATTTTGCAAGCCTTAGCATTCAACACACCACAATGCTTTTTTGACATTAATGTATTTTTTGACCTCCATCACCAGGACCCATCATTGGAAATGCTTTAATTTCCAAACCATCAACATCTTTTGAATGCTCTTGTAATATTTCGATCGCCATCGCAACAACACCCTGTTTTTCCAAATTACTGGTTAAATTCATTTCACAACGATCATCGCCGCATTGATGAACAACCAAAACAAATGAATGTTCCTGGTCGCCCATGAAATCACTTATTTGTTTATTTATTGAATCGAAAAGTTCGGTTGTGTTTTTTGGGTTCTTTGAGCTCATTTTTTTTCACCTGTTCGTAAGTCATCACCCACAATTGGACAAATAACATAATTTTGTTTCAATCGACTCCAGGCGCGTTCGCCAAAAACATCAACCAATTGCGATTCATTGAGATTTGAACAAATTATTGTTGGATGCAAATCACCGTAACGCCTGTCGATTATATCGGTCAAAAGGATACGTTCGTTATCAGTACCCATTTGAACGCCAACCTCGTCAATAATTAATAATTTTTTATCAACATATTTTTGAACCACTTCACGTTCTGTTTCGTTACTTGAATTCGTATATGTAGCGCGCACATCTCGACTAATGTCGATTGCCCTAACGTATTGACCAAAGCCAAGCGTTTGAATTATCGAACTGGCGAGACGTGTCTTGCCTGTGCCGACGTTACCAGGGAACACAAGGGTTTGGCCTCGCTTTTCCATTTCATCAAATCTGGCGCAAAACTGAACAGCCAATTTATGGGCTTTTTCTTGATTTGGTTTTGGTTCAAAAGAATCCAACGTTAAATCCCAATACCTTTTCACAATACCGGATTTTTTATAAAATTTTTCACGCGCCATTTTTTCAGCACGATTTTTTTCGTCATTTTCTTTTTTTTCTAATTCTTTGGCGCATTCAGGGCAAGGAGACCAAAATTCAATAGAACCGAAGGATTTACCCTCACTTTCATATTCACCGTGCAAATCGCAAACAATAGTTTTAACGCCAAGACTGGATTCTTTTGTTGATATAACACTCATTCCAAATCACCTTGGGTGTCGCCATAGTTATTTGAATCAAACCCACCGCCACCACCACCGCCCATGGGTGGTTCTGGGTCATTATTCCAACGCTCTTGGTTCAACCAGGTTGATGCGGCAGGGATAAATTTATTTTCTTTCCTTTCAAATTGCGGTATTTGCAATTTCAAACCGTCCATGATTTTGGAAAACGTTGTCATGGATTTACATTTTGATTTGAATTTATCAAAAGCTGGTTTTTTACTGTCACCACGTTTTGGCCATAACAACCAGAATTCATCAAAGGTTGTTTGAACGTCAAATCCTTCAACCCCATCAAGCGCGGTTTTTTGCGCGTCAACGCCTTTAGGTGTGGTTACAGTTTCAGTTACAGTTTCAGTTGTAGTTACAGTTACAGTGTTCGAAACACTGTTTTTTAGTGTTTCCAAACTGTTTCGAAACTGTTCCGAAATCTTTTCTTGTCGCAACAATGTTGTTGCCAACTCATTGATATGTATAAACCTTTTGGGTATTGATTCAAACAATCGTTGCGCGCCAACGCCTTGATTCGGGTTTTTGAATGGAAGTTTGTCCAAATGTTTTGGTAAAAAAACATATTTCAACTGTTCATCAACCATTACGAAACCGTTTGGTAATAGTTTCGAAACGGTTTTCTGTATTTTTGATTTCGACCAACCTGTGTCCTCTTCGATGTACCCATAAGGGCAATAAAAACACCCGATCATATTCATGTGGTCACATGTTTTAAAATACAAAAAAAGCAACTTTGCGTCGTCGTCAAGTTCTTTGAAATCTGGGTGATGCCAAATTTCGGTGTCTACTGTGCCAAATTTATTATTCATGCTAATTTATTTGATTTGGGTTTTGCACATCATTCGCTATTGGATGCACGTTTTAATTTGGGATACATGGCGACCAATCTGTGTGCGTGTAATGGTGGAACAAATTCACGTTCATTTGTAACCCATTCACACACAACCGATCGACTCAAATCTAAATCACTGGCTAATGCGCTTTGATTTCCATTATGGATTTCCAGGGCATCAACAACTTTAATTTTTGGGTCAACTTTGTGTGTCATTTTTATTTTCGCTCTCGGTAAATAAATTTATTTCATTTAATGTTCGGCAACGATAACACGATTTTTTATTTTTGAAAATAACTTTGTTCGATTATTAGAACTTTTTTGTTCGGGATGGTTGACATCGCTGTTCGATAAGCATAACATACCGAATAACAAATGTAGCAACCACTTTTGAGGTAACAGCATGGCAATGGCGAAACGAACTTTTAAACCAATTATTTTATTTACTCAATGGCGTCGAAGATGCAAATCAAAAAATTTCGCATTAAAGACAGCTCAAAAAGAAGCGAAGCAATTCGCCAAAGATTTTAATAAAAGACGAAGAAAAGCTATTTTTGTCGAAATGAAATCCAAATTCAAATTCCCGCTTTTCGCTTTTTTATTAATAGCGACCGCGTGTTTTGCAACATATACCATGGCATCAAGGGGTGTCGCATGAGCCAACGAACAATGATTATTAATCATTTATCAAAAGGCTTCGATTTAACTCGATTAAAAGCCCTTAAATTGGGGATGGGTATGTCGTTGAATAGTCGTATTCCTGAAATTGAATCCATGGGATACCCAGTTCAACGCGAAACAATAACAACAAACAATGGTAAACGCGTTTCACGATATTGGTTTGATAAAAAAACCATTCGAAAAGTATTAAAAAACAAAAAACAACGGAGTAAAAAAAATGGCAAATAATCAGCAAATTGCAAAACGCGAAGAACAAATGATGGGGGCGTTTGAACTTGAAAACGTAAAAACCCAATTAACTGCATTGTTGCAGTCGAACCCACGTAAAATTGAAGCGTTTAAAACACGAATGTTGAAAATAAGTTTATCGTATGGGCTTGATAAATGCACACCAGAATCATTAATTAATTGTGGATTGCAAGCACTTACTTTGGATTTGCCGTTGGAAGCTGGCCAAGGCTACATTGTCAATTATGGTGGCGTTGCCACATTTGATTCTGGTTATAAAGGTTGGCAAGTTTTGGCTAAGCGCGCAGGGCTTTCGATAAAAGCTGATGTGGTTTATGCTTGCGATAATTTTGAACAAGATGGCTTTGGATTCGAAGCGAAAATCACATTTCAACCAGATTACGCGCAACGACGTGGTTCGGACGATGATTGGGCAAAACAACATTTAACTGGTGTTATTGTTTCGGTTCGAGAAGATGAAACAGGTTTGATCACCACCATGTTTGTTCCAGCTGATATGATTTTTAAAATAATCGGGAAATCACCAAGTGCTGGAAAAACCGATAAAAATGGTCGAAAACATAGCCCACATGATAATTGGGCCGAACAAATGTTCGCTGCAAAAGCGATAAAACAAGTTTTATCAAAACAAGCGATTGATTTGGCCAAGCATTCACAACTCCAAGAGGCTATTGGCATAGTGAACAACACTGAATCAGTGGCGCAATCAGAAGCCGTTGCAGAAACAAAATTTTATGATTCTGATAAATTCAATGCAAATTACCCCAAATGGGTTGATCGCGTTAAAACTAGGAGGAATCCAGCGATGGCAATAATTACGCAATTAACCAACACGTATTCGTTCAATGAAGAACAGTTGCAAAAATTGATGGAATTGCGAAACCATGAGCCAATTGAAGGCGAAGCAACGGAGGTTCAATAATGTTATCTGAAGAAATGCAGATTGCCAGAATTGGCAATTTCACCGCATCCGAAAATCATCGTTTAATGGCTGGTTGGGAAAAACCACCTGCAAAATCAATTGATGATGAACCTGATTTGCTTGAATTATATGAATTCATAAAACCGTCTTATGTTGATGGCGAAAGAAACTTTTTGGTTGGCGATGTAAAACCATACGTTGAAGGTGTAACGGGTGATGCAATCAAAGAAGTGAAGCGAATTCTGGCTGGTGAGGAGCCACCGCAAGGCCTCGTGACATACGCGCACGAAAAAGCCGAAGAGGAATTGTATAATTTAGACCCAAGTTTGGGTAATTGGTCAACCGTTCATACACGCAACGGTGAAGAACGTGAATTGGAATGTATTGAATTAGTCATGGATGAATTGGATGTTGTGTTCGATTGTATTGGTGATGATCAAGCTCACATCCAAAATGACAATGTTGGCGTGACTCCTGATGGTGTAAAAAATGATGAATTGGGTTTGGTTGAATGGGGTGTTGAAGCGAAATGTAAAAGCCCACATGAACACACCAACCTTTTATTAATTTCCAACAATGACGATTTAAAAAAAGATGCGTTCGAACATTTTGTTCAATGCCAAACTGGAATGTTGGTAACAAATGCAAAAAGATGGCTTTTTGTTGCATATAACCCCTTTGGAAAAAAAGCGGAAATAAAAATGAATTACTTTTTTGTTGAGCGTGACAATGAATTCATTTCTATATTAAACGATCGAATTAATCTGGCTAAAAAAATAAAAGAAAAACGATTAAATGAATTGTTCAAAAAGTTTGAAGCTCGTCCAGCTCAAAAGCAACGCGTTATTGATTTGATCAAAGGCGTTGATTTTAAAGACGCCCACGAAGCTGAATTGGATTTGGAGGTTTAAAATGGCTGGTATTGACCCCCATGGTAAGCAAATCGCTTTTGGCAAGCATAAAGGCGAGTTATTCACAAGGTTGCCTGTTTCTTATTTGAAATGGATGATCAACAACAAAACCCAAGATTGGGAAATTGCGAAAGCTGAATTTGATCGTCGAGGTGACACAATGCCCGTGGTTGAGCTTTCTGGCCATGCCATTGATAACGCAAGCATTCGAGTTAGAAAGACGTGGCACGAAACAAAAAATGACGGTGAAGGCCTTTATTCATGGTTGCAGCGAATGACTTTGGAAGCAATTGAAAAGGGTGAAAAACTCGATTCTGGAAAAATCAAATATAAGGGAATGAAATTCGTAATTGTTGAAGGCGAAGAATTTCCAACACTTAAAACCATAATGAGGTAACAGCATGACAGGTGAACAAGCAGAAATGGCCGTATTGGACAGCCAAACACATGACGATCGAAACAACGAACCTGTTGTTGTTGATGTTGGTGGAATAAATGATTTGGTTTTGGTTGTAAAAGGCGAAATCGTCGAAACAAATTTTCAAGAAGTTGCAACACAAATTAAATCGCAAGTCTCGCAAATCAATGAAGATTTAAAAACGGATGCTGATTTTGAAAGCGCCAAAACAATCGCGGCCAACCTACGTGCGGCAACAAAAAAAATGGCTGAAGTGAAAGCGAACGCGCTGGCCGAAGCCGAAGAGCTTTACGCCACGTTTAAATCAATTGATGATGTTTCGGCAACGTGTATCGACAAAGCCAAGGCCCTCGAAAAAACGATTGCAACGCGCAAAGAAAAATTGAAAAAAGAAATATTGGAAGCCGCAGACCTCGAAATTTGTGGGTATATGCGCGAACAATCCGACGATTTTCAAAACCAACGCTACACGAACGAAATTTACACGTTAGATGGTTTAAACGCTTGCATTTACAGGAAATCAAGTTTTTCAAAAATGAATGAAGCGTTGGCCGAGTATGTCACTGAATCAAAAAAACGTGTTGATGAACACGTGGCCCTGCTTTCATCAAACGCCGAAATGCTTGATCGCGTGGATGATGAATACAAAGATTTATTTTTGAATAGAAATCATTTACTAAGAATGGCACCCGATTTGCTCGAATCGACAATTGAACAATATATTCAAACTCATAAGGCAAATGAACTTCAACGTAAAGTTGATGAACAAGCCGAAAAAGATAAAATCGCCGAAGAAAAAGCGGAAAACGATCGCATTGCCGCGGAAGCACAAAAACAAAAAGAGGTTGAAACCGATGATTCAATGGTTGATCAATCTGGCGATGGAATCAACGGTGACACACTTGTTTCAGTTGAACATACGGCCACAAACAATAATTTGGATGATGACGACGATTTGTCCATGCTTGACGAACCAGTGACAAAAGAAAACCCTGGCGTTGAACATCGGCCAAATCAAGCGCTTGAAAATTCAAAAATTACGGGCTCACCAGTTCCGGTTGTCAAATCAAAGCCAAAAGCCAAAACGGTTGCACATCAAAGCCAAGAAACAATTGCTTGTTATGAAGTGACGGTTTCAATAACCAGTGATTTGTCGCGAGCCCAACAAATAGCGCGAATAACACATGGGCGGCTGAAAAACATGCCCGAAGTTCAACGCGTTGGGTTAAAGGACATAGCAAAACAAAACAATTTGATTGAAACTATAATTCAATCCTTGAAAAATTCAAACGAAAACAAAGCAGTTGAAACAATACAGCAAATTTTGGAGCAATTAGAAAATGGGTAAAGGTATAAACAAAGTGATTTTGGTTGGAAATCTGGGTGACAATCCAGAAATTCGATATGCTAACAGTGGCGCAGCGATCGCAACGCTTTCTATCGCGACATCGGAATCCTGGAAAGATAAAAATACAGGCGAGCAGCAAGAAAAAACCGAATGGCATCGTGTTGTGATGTTTAACAGGCTTGGTGAAATAGCTGGCGAATACTTATCTAAAGGTTCGAAAGTTTACATTGAAGGGAAATTACAAACTCGTAAATGGCAAGATAACACCGGCGCTGATCGTTACACAACCGAAATTGTTGCCAACGAAATGCAAATGTTAGATTCTCGAGGCGATCAAGCCAATGGCGGCCAGCAAAGCAGTCAACCCCGCCAATCCCCCCAAAGTGGTTCACCTTCCGGCGCTGGCGGTGGGCAGCCACGACAACAGGCGCAAGCGCAAACACGAACGCCATCGACACCGCCACCATCCGATGATTTTGACGATGACATTCCGTTTTAAAAAATTTAATTTAATTAAACCAAGGAGTTTATTAGCATGAAACAAAAAATACCTTTTTCTGTATTCGCGAAAGCGGTACATTCACAATTTGAATTGATGGCAAAGCATCAATTGCTTGTCAAAGATGTTGGCAAAGACGCTTTATGGCATCATTATTTATCAAGTTTCCCAGAAGGAACGAACGAAATATTTCGCGAAAGAACTGAACATGATTGTAATTGTTGTTCACAATTCATTAAAAGAATTGGAAATGTTGTATCAATAATTGATGGCGAAATAAAAACCGTTTGGGATGTTGACCCTGGTTATCCATATTCTGATGTTGCCGCATCAATGCGTGAGTTGGTTGTTGATTCATTTATTCGATCAAAGTTTTATTACAATCAACGAAAAATATCACAAGAACAAACAATTTCAGGTGATGCTGACGACATACTAAAATTCAATCACTTGTATTGTGAAATACCCGATTCGGCATATTCTCGCGATTACGTTTCAAAAATAGGCAAATCGAAAACAAACGCCAGCACATTGAAACGTGGGTTATCAGAATTAACCCCAAATGCTTTCGAACAGGTTTTGGATTTAATAAAAGAAAATTCAATTTATCGTGGCGCGGAATTTGGCGACCAGGTGTCAAAAATGTTTGATGCCGTTAAAAAATATCGCGCATTAAGTGGGCAAAATGAAGATATTTTCATTTGGTCTAATATTGATAGCGGATTGCACACTTTTAGAAATTCAGTGATTGGAACTTTGGTTGTTGATATTTCTGATGGTGAAAGTCTTGAAATTGCGGTCGCAAAATACGAATCAAAAGTCGCGCCAGCAAATTACAAAAGACCAAAAGCGTTAATCACTGAATCAATGATCAAATCAGCAATGACGGATATTGAAAAACTTGGTTTACGCGATTCATTGAGTCGTCGCCACGCGGTCATCGAAGATGTTTCCGTCAATGACATTTTGTTCGTTGATAAAAGTTATGAACCGTTAATGAAGGACGCACTGGTTGATTCTTTAATGAAAGAAACAAAACAAAAACCAAAACCAAAAAATGTTCCAAATGAAATTGGAATTGATGATTTCATAAAAAACATTGTTCCAAAATCAACCGAAATCGAATTGTTTTTTGATTCGTCGATAAAATCGAATTTATTTTCATTAACTGCGCCTAATGAAAATGGTTCGAACGCCCTTTTTAAATGGGATAGTCATTTTGCTTGGAGTTATAACGGCGGGGCCACGGATTCAATTAAACAACGTGTCAAGGCGGCTGGTGGAAACATTGATGCAGATTTGCGCGTCAGTTTGTCATGGTCTAATCACGACGATTTGGACTTGCACATGTTAGAGCCGAACGGGAACCATATTTATTATTCAAACATGTGTGGGAAATTGGATGTTGATATGAACGCTGGTGGAAGACGATCGCGTGACCCTGTTGAAAACATAGCAATAAACAACGTGGAAAATGGCACCTATTTGGTTTCTGTCAATAATTACACCTTGCGAGAATCAATTGACACAGGCTTTTGCGTTGAAGTTGAACACAAAGGGATTGTCACCAAATTTTATTGTGACCAATCGCCTAGTAATGGTCGAACATGGGAAATTGCAACGCTTGAACTTGATGAAAATGGTGATTTAAAAATCACAAAACTTGACAAGCGAGTCACAAGCGATGCAACACCTGTTGAAGAATGGTCAATTATGACCGAAAAATTCCATAAAATTTCGACAATCATGTTGTCACCTAATCATTGGGGTGATGATTCCACGGGGAATAAACATTGGTTTTTTGTTATCGAAGGATGCAAAAACCCAGAACCAACACGTGGAATTTACAATGAATTTTTGCGTGGCGATTTAACGCAACATCGAAAAGTTTTTGAAATACTCGCACAAAAAACAAAATGTGAATATTCCGAAAAACAATTAAGTGGATTTGGTTTTTCCGAAACCATGCCGGCCAAAATTCTTGCAAAAGTTGATGGCAAACCAATCACTGTAAAAGTGAACAATTAACCTTTTATTTGAAAATTTAACTAAAAACAGGAGCTTAAAATGAATATTTTTGAACAATCAACAAAAAAACGATTACGTTTTAAATCGCCAATTGGCGACATTGGTGTTGAAGACCTTTGGCAATTACCGCTTCAAAGCAAAAGCGATAAAGCCAACTTGGATGACATCGCAAAAAGTGTGGCCCGTGAATTAAAAACCACGGAAGAAGAAAGTTTTGTTAATAAAACGTCATCGTCACCGATTAATGAATTGCGATTAAAGGTTTTGAAACACATTATCGCTTCCAAAATCGAAGATGCTGAAAAATTGAAGGATGCGGAAGCTCGACGACAGCGAAAAGAAAAGCTATTGACCGCACTTGACAAAAAACAGGATGGAGCGATCGAAGAAATGTCGGAAGATGAAATCAAAAAAGAATTAGACGATTTGGGTTAATTATGAATAAGTTTCAATACGCAATTTTAGCCACAATTGTTGGTGTTTCAGGTTTGGCATTAATAACAATTCATTCGAATTGGCAAACCGCTTTCGGGGTTTTTTTAGTGGCTTTCGCTCACAATCTCGAAAAACATTAAAAATGGCTCGCTGATTGGCCAAAAATAATCACCTGGTGGCAGCGCATCGGGTTAATTTGGAGTTTAAAATGACAGACGAAAACCAAGCCGACGAAAATGTTGTTGATCAAAGCGTTGAAACTGAAGTGGATGAAGTTTCCACCGATGTTGAAAACGAACAGGTTGATGATGTTGAAACGGTGGAAGCAGAACCAAAACCATCAAATGATGAAATCATAAACAGTGACGATGACGAAATCATCGGCGAAGTTCTTGGGTTGATTCATGGGAATTTAACCAACGCATTTATTGAAGAAATTCGGAATATGCCACACATTTGGGATAAAACGGGTGAAGATGGCCAAGATGAAATTATTGAAAGATGTCGAAATCGCGCAGAACATCATATTCGAAGCATTGCCGCGGCAATTCTTGGCCGAAAATATGAAAAATGCACCGCAATTGTTGACACGGTAACGCATAAAGACGAATGCAAAGTTGTTTTGAAAACGCATGATGTCGAGGGTGGCTTAATGTTCGCGCAACGCGCTGGTGGGCAATCAGTTGTTGTTGTTTTTACCGATGACAAAGATTACTTGAATGGCGGTGGAATGCCAGAAAAAGACAAGCGACAGCGCGACATGCTTGAAGATGTTGAAATTGAAAAGGATGCTTTGTATCAACAGTGTTTGGATTTGGTTATTGCCGAAGGCAAGGTTTCACTTGATTTGTTGCAACGCGAAATAAAAATTGGCTACAACCGCGCGGCAAGAATAATTGAAATGATGGAATCAGAAGGTGTTGTTTCCGCTCCTGACGAAAGCGGTCAAAGAACGGTTTTGGACGTTGACGAACCTGGGGAGGTCGTAAGCGAAACAGATGAAATTGTTCCAATGTTACATCGACCTGGTAAATACGATTTAATTGTTGATGAACAGGTTGAAACTTCAATCGAAGCGAACGACCTGGAAGACGCCACTTCTAACCTTGGTTATACTGAATTTGAAATTCAAGACCAAGGAACTGAAAATGAATATGCAATCATTATTGACGATGAACGGGTTCAGGATGACGGTGTTGTTGTAAAAATACAATTTTCTGAAAATCAAGCCTCGGCTTAATAACCAGCGAAGCCATTGTTTTTTTCAATGGCTTCGCACTAACAACGAGGTTGTGAAAAATGATTCCACCTATTTACAAATATTTCGACCCATTCAACGATGTTCAAAGCAAGCCAAGCGACCAATATCCGTCATTGTCGGCATTTTTTATGGAGTTTGAGCAATTACAAGATGCAAACAATAATCCATCGTTAATGGTCAACACAGGGCGTTTGGATAAAGAAAAAACACCAATTTATTCGGGTGATATTGTTCGAACCGCCTTATCGCAAACAACGGGCTCAGCTTACCATGGAACCGAAGAAACAATCGAGGGCCACAGAATTGGCGTTGTAAGATACCAACCATCAAAAGGTTTTGTGGTTAGTCGGGCAATTGAATGTTGGGAAAATGAAAATGGTTCGCTTGGCGAATACCACAAAATTAAAGGTGCCTTCGAATTTTCTGTTTCAAACAGCAAGGTGGTTGGAAACATACATTCGAATGATGAATTTTACGATTCGATTTTGGAGGCGATAAAACGTCGTAATAAAAATGGCTAAATCATATACAAGAAATCCGGCGATCAATTGGTCGGGCCTTATATTCGCTATTTTAATAGAAACAAAACAATCATTGACTGCGCTTTCTAAAGAATTGGACATTGATTACATGGTGATGCTTAGGTTGCGAAACCAAGATGTAAACGAAATGGGGTTCACTAATGGCTTGATGCTAATTCAACACGCCAAAGAACTGAAAATAAATGTTAATAAATTCAGGGGCGCATTGTGAATAAGTACAGTGTTGAAAAGTTCGTTTTTGTTGTCGTTGTTTTAATAATTTGCGCTGTTTTTTTAAAAGTAACTGGAACAATTTGAGGTTTAAAAATGAGTGATTTTTATATTTTTATAATGGATTTCGCAAAAGCACATTACTTTTTGTTTTGGTGCGCTTTGTGGCTTTGGTTTCCTTTGATGGTTTGTTGGGTTTCCATCGTTAATTGGGTTTTTAATTTGGCTAAATTATTATTCAGGTCGTTCAATATATTGGTTCGAGGCTGGCCACCTGAACATTTGGACGCTGACGGGGATTTCAACGATGTCGTTGATGAATCCAAAGAAAACAAACAAAAGTCGTCTGACGACGAAAATATGGAGGCATGATGGACATTTTAACAATTATTTATTCTTTATTGGTTTGGTGGGCATTAGCTGGATTGGGGTTGGCTTTATTTTTACCAAAACCAGAAACAATGAAATCCGCATATAAACAATGGTTTTGGCTAGGCCCTGTTTTTTGGGGCGGCGTATTGATCTACGGCATTTATATAAAATTCATTCGAAAGTGATTATTAAATGTTCTGTTTTTCGAACGAAAGTTGTTGACTTAGGGTAAAACATGTTCGATAATCAGAACATATTAAATAAATTGAGGAAATCAAATGCACTACTTATGTGAAATAATTATGCCGCCAACCGACAACATCGAACAAGCGGTCGAACAAATATTAAAGCCTTATTGCGAACATAATGAAGGCGATGAGTCTGACGACAACGCATTTTGGGATTGGTATGTTATTGGTGGCAGGTTTGCAGGTCAAAAATTAATTTCTGGGCTTGACCCCGAAAAACTTGACTTGTTTTATGATGAATTGAAAGAATTAAAAGTTACGGTTTCCAGCTTGCAAGCGGGAAAACAAACCCTTCAACCATCCGATCAAATTCCAATGGTTGATAATTTGTGGAAAAAACATTTCCCTGATTTTAAAGGTGAAAATTGCCCTCTTTTTTCCCATTCAAATGATCAATATTCAGAATACATGAATGGTGATGTAATGAAATTTAACGATGTTCCTGACGATTTGAAATGTGCGCGCGTAATTTTTGCGGCACCAGCATACGGCGATGAGGATGGTTTTCGAGCAGGGTATATGTTAAGTGACAGCATCTGGAATGGTGTAAACCATCAAAAAACCGATTTTGACGGTGTTTTCAGTTCAGCTAAAAAATTGTTTATAGAAAGCGTGAAAGGTTACAAAAAAGAATATATCGAAAAAATAAAACCAACCAATGAATGGCTGGTTGTTAGCGTTGATTACCATTCGTAACAACAAAAGTTCCACGTGAAACTGAATTAAAAACTCTGAGGATAAACAAATGAAAACTTTTTTTACTTTTGTCGATGATGGAAATAATGAATTGTCATCGTTTTTTTGCAACTGCGAAAATATTGTTCCTGCCGAACAAGTATTTGAATTTGATCTTGTTGGTAGCGCAAAGATGCCCAAATTTTTTGGCGGTGACAAATTCGCTTTTCTTGAATTGAAAAGGGCTTGCAAAGAAAACAAAACAGCTGGGTGGATGGTCGTTAAATCGTATATCAGTATTTCATGCGATGGCGAAGTCCAAATATTAAAATTACAACCAATCCCAAATTGGGCTGAACTATAAAGGTGTCGAAATGAAAAAAAGAACCATAAAAACCGTTTTAAACAAAAAAATGTCTGATTGGCTTGATTCCATTGATGATGAAATAGTTCGGAATGTTGCTATGGAAAACGCAATAATTACTGGCGGTGCAATTGCTTCAATGATATTGAATGAACCTGTTAATGATTACGATATTTATTTTAAAACCAGTGATGCGGCCAAAACTGTTGCGAAATATTATCTTGATTCCATGCCAAAAATAGCTGGATGGTCGTTTGATGAAAGTGTTGATGATGATTTATATCGGGTTCGCGTATTAATACCAAGTGATGGCGTGGCTGGACAAGATGAATCAGAAAAACAAGAGCTGGAAAATGCCTTATTCGCAACTGGTGACGCTGATTTGGCCGACGAAAGTGAATCAAAAGATAAGTATAAATGCCAATTCGTTACTGAAAACGCAATCACATTAACAAATAAAATTCAATTGATAACCAGGTTTACAGGCGAGCCCGAAAAAATACATGAAAATTATGATTTTTTACATGCAACATCTTGGTTTAACGTCCAAAACAATGAATTAAATGTTCCTGATGGCGTTTATGAATGCTTGGTTAATAAAGAATTGCGGTATGTTGGTTCACTTTACCCGTTCGCATCAATAGTTCGTGTCAGGAAATTTGTTCGAAGGGGCTGGCAAATAAACGCTGGTCAAATACTAAAAATGGCCTTGCAATTAAATGAATTGAATTTAAAGGACCCTGAGGTTTTGCGAGAACAGTTGACAGGTGTTGATTTGACTTATTTTTCAATGCTTATCTCGGCGATAAACAAAGAAAAAGAAATCACAACTCAATATTTATACGATTTAATCGACAGGATTTTTTGATATTAAATCAATCGAATCAACCATAAGGGTCAAATGACAATGAAAAATTTACTATTAATAACGCTTTTGTTTGCCAGTTTTAAATGCTTTGCTTTTTGGGGTGGTAAATCAGAAATGCAGTCCAATGTTGAAATTGACGCAAGCCAAGTTGAAAAATTTATTCCTGGCGATGTTGTGAAACCAGTTTGGAAAGAATCGAAATCAAATGATTCTTTGGTCAAATACACTGTAAAGGTTTTTATTGTTGGATTAACTGACAAATACGGCAATCGAAAAAAAGTTCATTTTGCCAACATTGTTTTTGACAAAAAAATGATTTCTGAAATTAGGAAATACAAATGGATTCATAATTTTGACAACAAATCGAACCCAATACACCGATTCATAATTAGGGAATTGAAAAATGTTTAATTACAATAAAAAAATATCAACGATGTGTTTGTTATTGCTGTTGTTGATTTCAAGCGGTTGTTCTGCATCAACCATCGAATGGCACATGATAAATGTTAATTTTGGTCGAAACCAAGGTGACGCACATCTTTTAATCAATGGGAACGTGACAACCATGATCGACGCAGGTTATCAAGGCGAGGCGAAAGCCATGGTCGTTCCATACCTCAGAAAAATGGGAATAAAAAAGATTGATCATTTTTTCGTGTCGCACCCACATCGCGATCATTATGAAGGAATGGAAGCAATCCAAAACGCCGGAATACCAATTCGAAACATTTATTTCAACATGCCCGTTGAATCAGTTCGCGACTGTTGTTACCAACGAAGTCATTTCTTGAAATACATAAATGCGGCCAAACAGCGTGGTGCAAGGCTGCACGATATTCGAGAAGGTTTTAAACTGGAGTATTCGAAAGATTCTGTAATTGAAGTTTTACATGCTCACAGGGGAACTAGAATCAACAACAGGAATGTTGATGTGAATGATATGTCGCTTATTATGCGTTGGACTGTTAAAGGCTGGAAAACGTTGTTTACGGGCGATTTAAACCACAATGTGGGAACGTTTTTATCGACTGATAAAAGAATGAAAGCGGATATTTTGAAGGTGCCACACCATGGTGGTTATGGAATAGCCCCGAAACAATTTTTTGAAAATGTGGGCGCGCAATTCAATATGTTCCCAGGGCCAGCATGGGTTTACACTGGTGAACGTGGCGCACTGGCCACAACATACAGCAAAGCAAATAAAATACCGCATTGCGTGGATGGCATTAATGGCCACGTTGTTTTAAGGTTTAAAGATAAAATTATGCTTAGTTCACAAAAACCAAGTTTTTATTGCGCGAATGGCGCGCTCAACATCAAAAAGAAAACGCCCAATATTAGTGGTGCGCTTTTTATACTTTTAGGTTGATTTATGAAAAAACAAATAAAAAAATTAAAAAATAGGCTTAATTTATTTTTCAATGGCGAGCCTGATATAAAGCAGCCAAACCCTGGAAAGAAATTCACATTTTTTGCTTGCGATGATTTTGAAAAAGTGCAAGTTTTACCTGTATCGAATGAATTAACAATTATTGAGGTTTATGAGGGCCAACACAAGTTTTTAGAAAAAGAGACTTTGTATATTGAGATATTGAATCCTTTTGAGTTATTAAATATTAATAAAATAAAAAAGGACAATATTATTGTAAGTAGTGGGAAAGTCGCTATTTCTTCAATCACAAAAGAGCAATCAAAACATTACCAGCTAAATGGCTTTACAAGATTTAAGGCAAACGGATTGATGTAGCAAGTTTTTAGAAAAAAATAATTTCAAACAGTATTTTCGTCAATAAAGTCCATCCAGTGTTCGATTTCATCGTTGAAATAAAATCCATGGTTCGGTTTAAACCAACCAGACGTGAAATAAGCTTCAATGTTTTTGAAACGCCTGTCACGGGCTTTTGATGGCGTTCTAATAAAACCAAGTAAGCCAAGCCGACCAAATGGATGAAAGGGCAATATAGCGCCCAATTTAAGGGCGTTATCACGTGGGTTGTAAACCACATAACATTTTTTTAAACAACCTTGCGGGTATTCCATTTTATCAGACGTGGCCGCAGCTGAAAACATAAACAAGCGATCGAAACGAACACCGTCATCGTCGTTTTCACTCCATGAGTGTTCAATTGCGGCTTGAACGATATTTCCACCATTTGAATGCGCCAAAATATTGTCGCCATCTTCGATAAAATTTGCCAAACGCAACCCATCATTTCGTCTAATCCATGGCAAATAATAAGAAATAGCCCATCGTGATGGGTACGCAAATTTTCGAACGTTAAAACCGCGTGATTTCAGTTGGTTTTCAACTCTAAGCCAATTAGTAACATTGTCGTGTATCCCGTGAACCAAAACAATATTTCGCTTCATTTTAAAATCCTCATTTCAGAAAACATTCGTGTTTGAATATTTCGCGATTTTCAACAATCCAATCACGAACTTTTATCAAATTAATACCCCTTTTGAAATATTTTGAATATCCTTTAAATCGTTGCAAAAACAAACGTTCACATTTCGATGGTGTCAACCCATAACGATTGGCAATAACAGCCCTCATTTCAGCGTAACGGCCAAGAAATGAAATATCGGAAGGCCAATATTCAATGAACGATTTCGCGCCTTTGAATCGGTTTGAGCCTTTCCATGTAACATAAAGATGATCGGGGTCGTTGGCCAATTTTTGTTTTTCAAGCGGTGATAGTTTATTCGCGCCATCTGCATCCGCGTTGGCCAGCGCATACCCATGTTCAATATCAAAATCTTTTGGATTATCGCTTGAAAACATGGTGTAGGGGTCAACCCAATATCCAGCAATAACGCGACCACGTTTATCATAAGTTACTGGAACAATTGAATCGCGCGCCAAAATGAATTGACGTGTGTTTTGACCTTCTATTTCATCCCAATGATCATAGCAATCACGATCATATTTTGAATAATCAACAACGCAATCGTCCGAAAGTGAATATTTGCTTAAAGGTCCGGCGTATGCCGAACCAATAAACGTCAAAAATACAAGTGAAATTAATATTGATTTCATTTCAATAAACTCGTGATCACAGGTGCCGCGGCTTTCAAAAAGGTTGCAGCCATTCGAACGGCTTCGGCGATAATCTGAAATGAATCCAATCGCCGCCATCGCCCCATCCGGATTCAATTCCGTCATTTTGGGTTGAATAATGCCAATTGCACGATCAACTGAGCCACGAACGATCAAAATGGTTGTCAAAAAATCATCGGCCCGAACAACAATTTCGGAGGCTGTTCCACCACGCGAAAGTGACAATATTTGGTGATAAAAGTTTTCAACCTGGTCGCGTTCGTCTTCCAATGCGGCCTGTTCTTCTGGTGTGAATTTGTCAGCATTTAAAATGATCTGTTCACGCAAATCAATGTAACCATCACGAAGTGCAAGCGCGCTGGAAATGGTTTGTGCTCGATCAAGTGCAACCTTGCCAACACCATTGGCGAATTCAGTGAACGAAGCGCAACCAGTAATAAAGCTGAACGCAACAACAAAGGCTAAAAATTTAATTTTTTTCATCTTCAACATATTCATAATCTCCGCCGATTTGTTCGGCCATTTGTTCTTCAAGAGTTAATTGTTCTTTTGTTTCTGCTGGAGGTGCCACGGGTTCAACCGGTGGAATATCAGCTTGATCACGATAATGGTGTGTTGATAAATATGCAACCACGCCATAACACATCGAAAAAAGTGGATGTGACTGAATAAAATCCGCAACAATGGGGGAATTGAAAAATTCAGAAATCGAAATCGCGCCAATTGGCAAACCAGCAAAAACGGCTGATATTTTCGTTCTAAGGCCTTTTAAATTCATCATTTTACACCTGGCTTTTTTTGATTTTCATAATATTGCTGAACTTCTGTTGGCCCTTGTGCGGCCAGTTCACGAAGTTTGGCAACGGCTTTTTTGTTTTTCAACCGAATCAATTCATTCTCAATTTCCAATGATTTTTTCGCTTTTTCAACAACACCAAACAGCTTAACAATATCCGCATTTGTGGCACTGTCACCAAGTTTAAAGGCTTTTCGCAACGACGAATCGGCGCGATGATTCAATTCTTCGAATCGAATTTCTACACGTTCGCCAGGAACTTCAACTTCCTTAATCTTGGCTGGTGGAGCTGGTAATTGAACGGGTTCGGGGGCTGGCTTCATGCTGCCAACACCCATTCCACCAGCGATCAACATGGCTGGAACAATAATTTTGTTTTTATTCATGCTTATAGCCCCGTATCTGGTTCAACATCTGTTTCCGTTTCGTCTTCGACCGAAAGCGAGTCAATTAAATCTGCCAAACTTTCATTTTGTTCGATGACCGATTCAGTCAACGCTTGGTTTGACCCGATCGCTTCAAGCAAAACAGCGTTTTCGTTGGCTTCTCGTTCATTTTGCAATTCTGCCAAACGTCTTCGCGTGTCGTTGTCGTTTTCACTGATTTCATAATTTGCGATCGCTCCAATCGTTGCGGCTGCGACATTTCCACCAGCGTTGATTAACGCGGTTTCGGTTTGTGCGACATATTCACCACCATGCTGTGGTTTTTCTACGCCATCACAATCACCTGCTGCAAATTCCATTTTAACTGGCGCGGTCGCCCCATCCGGAATAAATTCAACAGCGTGTTTGTTGTGAACAAAACAGTCTGTTTGATTGGCCAAATAACCACCATAATTCACTTGGTAATTCGATTCAGCTTGTTGGGCTCGTTTACCCATACATGCTGTTAATGATGCCATCAAAATGGCTGTTACAAATAATTTGAAAATTTTAGTTTTCATTTTGTTACCTCAGGGCTTCGCCATGGTTTTGTGCGGACATCGAAATGAACGCGGTTAATGTAAAGAGATACACCAAAACGACCGGTGTATTTATTGTCCAAATAATCATAAACTATTTTTGGATTAATTCGCCGCTTATTGTCTTTAAAATACAAATGGAAATCTGCGGCCATGCCTTTTAAATGAAAAGACCTTTTCGACGCGTTTTTGGTTTTTGCGTTCACTTCTGGTGAACGATACGCGCTTGTTATTCTAATTCCAACATGTCGTCCACTCATTCTTGCGAAAGCGTCCGTGACATCTTGTAATGCCTTCACAAGCTCAAAATCAACAGCGATGGCCTTGCCATCCGATGAATTGAATTCGTGACGACTTAAATTTTTTGATAAATCACCCATATTATAATGACTCCTTAACTAGTCGACTTATTGTTTCTGTGTCACCTGATAAGATTAATTGATCAAACTCACCGTTGACAACCTTACTTTTAACGCTTTCAAAAACGCTGGAAAATCCCACAATGACATGATTTCGACCCTCTCGAAGTACATATTCCGACACAAATGGTGGAATTATTGTTTCGATAAAGTTTTCAGCTGTCACTGGGTTTGGGATGTGTGGATATTCGTCATCGACCATTGGTTGCGATTCATCTTCAATAGTTGGAGTCCAGCCCCTTGAAATCGCCAGCACCATGGCCAAGTTATCATCTAAATCAATTGTGATTTTCATTTTAAAACCCCGTGTTTAAGCAACGACCCATGTTTCGGTCCCGCCGTTGATTACTCGTTTGTACAAAATACCGTCGGAACCCTCGGTGATTTCAGCTTTTAATGTGGCTGGAGTCCAGCCAAGTGACAATGTTTCATCGTCTTGTGTAACAATACCAGTCGTTGTCGTTCCATTTTGACTTCGAATTGTTGGGTTCAATGTTGGCGTACCATTTTGAACAACAACAGTGATTGGAACATCGGCAATTACAACACCAGCGTCCAATTGACCGTTCAACGTCACTGAACCAGTTGATGACTCGTTTGCCACCAATCCAGCCGATGGATGTTTCTGATCTTCTTTTGATGAAACCGTAACACCATTTCTATTCAATGGAACAGTATACGCTAAATCAAGTGAACTTGTTGTTGTGTTCCATTCATACACTTTGGCCGTTCCAACATAAGGTGATGCGATAGCCACACCAGAATCGCCACCATCGCCCGTATCAGCAATAAACAATGGTTGTGCAACAACTTGTGACATCGCGCTTGTGGGCATCAAGGGCGACGCTTCAAGGCCGGCACTATCAGCCCCAGAATAAGCGGATATTAACCCAACAGCCAAAACGCGAGTTGCGCCATTCGGCTCATAATCAGTGTCGTTTGCACCTGTCCCGACAGGTGCCGCAGCATCAAAATCAATTGGTGAACCAGGTGAAACACCATTCCCGCTGTTGAGGCTTCCTTGCGCGTTGTCGCGAGTGTACCAATCAACCACGGTTGAATCGTATGGAGCTGAAACAAAGCCCGAACGTGGCCAAGTTATACCATCATTTGTTAATGGCATAATCAATCGAGAATCATAAAATCGACCGTGTGGGCTTAAATCCATATTTGCAGCATGACAGGCCATTATTGGGTTGGTTCCTTCAAGAATATATTCTTGATTTCCGCTTGTGTATAAACGACGATATTCCCATGGCGCAAGATTTATGTTTTCTTGCCCTTGAACAGTAACGCCAGAACCATTCATTAATTTTATTGTTGATGAAAGAGGGCCGTTTACAACATGAACCCAACCTTGATTTCCACCAGTCGCCCCTGGCAAATACGATTGTGAATTTCGAAACGCGTAAAAAAACGTTGATGTGAAACTTAATCCATACGACAACAACGGCATAGGCGATTCATCATTTCCATCAACCTGTTCACTAAACCCATAGAAACCTTGTGTTGAAGTGATAATTGCGCCATTTGTTAAACCAGTGAAACAAATCGGTTCACCCAAACCCATAAATTCACGATAAAGAACAGTTCCAGCTGTAAAATCTGCACCACTAGCATAAACCTCGATTACATTTCCATCACCAAGCGAACACCCTTGAACACGCCCACTTGTGGTGAATCCAACCGCCAAAACCGTCAAAGCTGGCTGACCTTGTGACGCTAACAGCCCTTGTTGTAGTCCAAGTGTTGAACCTTGCGCGTCTGCAACCGTGGCAACAGGCGAATTGGTGGTGTCCGGAATATCAGCTTTGATTTGTTGAATATCGTCACCGATTGCGGTCGCCAGCGCATTCAGTCGATTTTCAAGGCTCATGTTTAACTATCTCGCGCAGTTGTATATGTTGAAACCAAATCAACTTCTGGATTTCCAACACCAATATTCGCACATGCTTGAGCTTGTTCACCAGTTGTTTTCGTTTGAGCCGCATCAAATCGAACACGTTCTGACATTTGACCAGCGATCGTTGCTGAAAAATTTGCATCGTCGCCCAGTGCTGCCGCCAATTCGTTAAGTGTATCCAACGCAGCTGGCGCAGTATCGACAACCAACTGAACGCGCGCATCCACTTCGGCTTGCGACAATCCACCTAACGATGACAATGTAATGGCTGCGATCGCGGTGCTAATTTCGGATGTGATTTGGGCTGTTGAACGAACATCAAGATTTGTTCTTGATGTTGCTGAATCGCCAACATCTGACAAGTTATTTGATGCCAATAATGCACCCGCTGGACTTGAGGCTAAAACCTCATTGATCGCAGCAACTAAACTTGTTTTATCCGTTGTATTTAGCGCCGTTAAGGTGCCATCTTGTGCCAACAACGTTTGAATGTCATCACCAATGGCCGTGGCGAGCGCGTTTAATCTTACTTCTAAAGACATAATTATGTACCCTTTGCTAGTATGTAATATGATAATGGGTCGGCACCTGAAACCAGCCCATCGGTGTTTTCTTCTAAATTTGACACACGCGAAACCAGTGTGTTCAGGTTTACGCCATCCAGTTGAACGGTCAACGTCAATTCGTTTGTTTCGTCGTTGTATGAAAAAGTTGCATTTTCATGTTGTGTTCCAGTGAACAACTCAGCAACGAAATCCTGTATTGATTCTTTATCTGCCAACACTTGTTGGACATTGGGATGTGAAATCGAACTTGGCTTGTTGGCCGCGGAAATTCCATCTGAAACCAAATTGCCCGTTTTTATTTCTCTGTGAGGCCCTACGGTTACGCCAGACATTAAATTGCACCCACGCCAACATCGACCAATCCTTCAACGACAACATAAGTGTCATCGCTGGAATCCTCGGTGAATTGGCATGTAACCCATAAATTTGGATTCAAAAACGCGTCGCCAGTGTCGTCATCTGGTGCTTTTGGATACAAAACAATACTGCCATTTTCAATAACATGGGTAAAAGGTATATTGAACAATCTGGTTGTCGATCGGCGTGTATTTCTTGCGTATATTTCAAACGTTAAACCATCAATTGACGTTGTTCCCAAATCAATTCTTTGTGGCCAAACGGCGTTTGGGTAAATTGGAGCAGAACCCCAACACGCGGCCTTATAACCGGATTTATAGTCATCGACTAAACTCATTATTAACCACCTTTTTTGTTGTCTCTAATGTCTTGCTTTAGGCTTTCAAACCCGTTTGTCATGGATTCGATTATTCGATTTTCCATCGCGGCCATGTCATCACGTCTAGCAAATTTATCATTATTCGATTCGCCTTGTTTCGTAATTCGATCATGGGCATCACTAGCAACATCGAAAGTTTGCTTGATTCGCTCATCTTGACCTTTTTGTTTGTTCCAAAAAAACACCATAATTGTTGCCACCAAACCACCAATTATTTCACTAGCCCATTTTTCCCACATTGCCGACCTCTAAATTTGAATATCTTTGATTTGTTTTATTGTTTTTGCATCCCTGACCAATTGTTTGGCCTCTTCAGCGCTTTCGACTTTACTCATAATAAATTCAAGTCCCATCATATAAACAGTTTGCAACTCTTTAAATGAATGCGGAACCCTTGATTTTTCCCCTTTTCGATTCTTAACCGTCCAAAACAAATCTGTTTTGCCAGTTTCGGCAGCGAAAGAAAGGTATGTTTTCATATTCAAAATATCATCGCGATCAAAACCATATATTTCGTTTTCATCGTGATGGTATTCGAGTATGTTTGAGCCCGTTTCTATTTTTATTTGTTCAATTTTTAATATGCGTTCATCTTCAATGGATAATTCAACGAATTTTTTCAATTGTTCGTCATATTTATGCCCTTCTGGTATTTCTTGCCAAGAGCCATCAACCCAAAAATGATTTTCGCTTGGTCGCTCTTGATTGAGTTCAGATTTTTTTCGATCGCGTTCATCCATAATCAAATCAATTGTTTTCAAAAACTTATCGGCAACATCCCATTTGTCACTAATTTTGTTTTTACCGTCTCGTAAAAATCGAAAACGACCGCCTTTTTGAACATAACTTTCAACAATAGCGCCATCAAAATCAATGTTTTTAAAAACACTTTCATCCAAGTTAATGATTTCCTGCCCACGCTCTTCGTGGATAACAATTAACCGATTTTCGGTTGGAAAAATTTTAATAGAATGCGCCATTATTTGACCCTCATAATAAAATTAAACGCCGTAAAAGGTGGCGCGGTGAAAACTGGTGAATTAGAACCGCCAAGTGACAATGTATGGCTGTGGTTGCCATTATTGTTGATGCTTAACGTGTGTGCGTGATTTCCAGCCGCCTCGATTCTACCCGTTGCCCATTGTGTATTAGAAAATGAAAAATCGAAAATATTCCAATTCCCCAAGTTACTACCAGGCCAACGAATCCTGTGCGTATGTGAACCCGTTGTATTGGTTGAACCGCTGTGGTTGTGGTTTCCAGTTGTATTGGTTGTTCTGGTGATGTTTGGCAAGTTCGCTTGTAACAGCGTTATTTCGTCCACACCAGCGTTTCCACCAAGGACCTTGGCCGATGCACTGTTTATTCTATTTAGCGCAGCTGTATCGAGACCTAATGGAAATCGACCGCGCATATCTGGCAAAACAACTGTTTCGCTCAAAGTCCAATCTTCTGTTCCCGTGTTTGGGCTTGCGCCAGCAATCAAATTGAAAGCATCTTCAAATTCATCATCAGCATGATTCGCCCCAGATATTGCACTTCCAAGCGTCTCGCCACGTAAAAAAACAAAATTCTCAGGTGCCACGGTGCCAACATAAAGCATTGGCGTACAAATTGGCGCTTGTTCCTTGGCTGGCGCGCCGCCAGCAGGGATATAACTAGGCATCGTTTAACCTCGCAATTTTTACTTGTAATCCAGCTGTGTGTGGGTTTGAAACTGGTGCCGATCGACTAACCATAATTGTTCCATGGGTATCGGTTGAAACATCAGTGTTTTGTATAATTGATGTGAAATTAATCGTAAATTCAGAAACATCATCCGGAACGGTCGGTTCAAGCTGTGTTGTTCTTAACAACTGACCACTTTTGTTGTAAACGTCGATTTGCAAACCAACATTTTTACCAACCTCGGCTGACTGCATTTGACAAACTAAATCCAAATCATAATTTGTGTTCGCGACAAACGGGATATAACCATCACCAAAATAAAATTTCTTACCATCAATTATTTGATGAACCGTTTGATGATTGACAACCAATATTTCACCCTGATTGTTGGAATCATCATCCAAGCGAAATTTGGTTGCATCATAAGACATAAATAAAGCCAATACCGCAGCAGCGTTATTTATCGCTGGAATATTAGTTGCGACCGTATTAATGTTTGTTTGATTTGCCACCGTCGCAATAATGTCGGCTATGTTCGTTGCGGCTGTGGAAATGTCGGCTGAATTATCAATAATGACCTGTATGTTTGTGGCCACTTGATTAACGTTTGCTTCATTTGTTGCAACCGCAAGTATATCGGTGATATTGGCAGAAACAGCTTCAACCGCAGCCGCATTGGCTTCATCACGATGTCGTCCAAATATTTTTAATTTATTAAAAGCGCTCATACGTGAACCGCCACAATAATATTTGCAGCTGTTACAACTTTCAGCGCGTAACTTCCAGCCGTTATCACCTGGTAATTATTGTCATTACTTAATTCAACTTGAGGAACCATTTCCAAATAATCACTATCTGCCGTGCCTTGTGTGCTTCGCAAAATGCACAAATTACACGAATACGCAGTTGCATCATTATTTTGGTTTGATACCACCAACAAAGCGTCTTTTTCAACCTCGAATTTCAAGAATTGATCACTTATGGTGTCACCATTGTGTTTTTCGATAATACTCATTTTTCACCACCTTGGCCGAATAGTTTTTGTCGGAATTGAGAAAATCGCGCAGCAAATTCTGGCAAATTATCTTTGTTTAATTCAATTTCTGAACCGTTTGACAGTTTAAAAACGGTTGATTCATATATCCCATCGTTAATATCCAGTCGAATGGCTGTTAAACCGTCCTGATCTTGTTTTGTGGCCGATATTTTGATTTTGTTATATGTGAACCCTTGTAATTTAATTTCGGTGCTTGTAAGTGGCGTTTTGTCCGTCACTTTACCTTTGCCAATATAACTTTCGATGTCGTCTTTGTTCGCAATATAAAAACGCTTATTGGTTTCACAATATTTGATAACGTCTTTTTTGGATGCAATAGAAAATCCACCTTTCGGTTCACCGCCGCAGACATAAACAATGTCGCCATTCTTGTTTTTTAAAAAACTCATTGGAAATAACCCACTAGTTTGCCGTATGTTTGATAAATGCCATCGCCGCCAGCGTCATAATTATTTGTCACCGCAGCTGTCAGCGTGTTGCCTGTTCGTGGAACATGGAAATCTGCGGCCCAACTATTATCGCCGTTTCCGCTACCACCGCCAGTTTCAGCCGAACCCAACGTTCGTCCATTGACAGTGATGGTTGATTCTGTCGCAATTAAACCATCGCCACCGGAATCGCATTCGAAGAAAACATGAACCAAAAGGGCCGATGCTGTTGTTGGAACGTGCGCGCTAATGTTTGCATTGTAATTGGTTGGAAGTGTTGATGATGGTATTTCACCCGTTGACCATAAATTAACGGGGTTGTTCAGCATTTTAAGGCCCGATGGCATGTTCAACGTCCACGTCGTGCCGTTGCTCATTTTTAAAATAAACTGATTGTTTGCGTTTGCGTTTAATGTTCCACCATTGTTATCGGCGTTCACTGACAACAAATATGTATCAGTGTTATTTGGAATCATCGCTTGTATGGCTTTTCGGACTTGCTCCAAGTCGTTGTCCGACGGGGTTAATCCAGCGAAATCAAGTAAATGATTCAATTCAGCGCCGTAACGATAAAAAATACCATCAAACAACGCTTTATCAGCAGGGCCACACACAAAACCATCGGCATGTTCTTCGCCCGTTGGGAAACGCCTTGTACTACTTAGCACCGCAAATTTAAAATCAGACATATTTTTAACTCGTTTGTATTGTGATTGTTGCGCTCAAGGCTCTAGGTAAAACCCTGGCAAATACTTGTTGAAAATCGACCTCGACTTCTGTCAACGAACGACCTGTGTTCACGGTGATGGCCTTTCCAACCTGTGTGTATGTAGCGTCATCACCAAACAAAATTTGAATGCAAAGGTTGAATGTTTTGTAATCATTCATTCCAAGCAATTGATAACGACGAACATACAGGAATCTGCGATAAAATTCATCATCGTTGATGCAAACCTCAAACGTTGCAACATCGCCGCAATTCACCCAAACCGCATTTTGACAAAACCCCCTTAAATTATATTGTGATGTTTCACCAGCACAAACAAAACCAAAAACAGGAATTGCAGAAACAACATTGTGGCACCTGGGGAAACCCAACCATCGACCAATAATACTTAATTGATCGCCAACGGCTGTGTCAATATCGAACTTTTCAGGAATTAACGCGACCGCATCTTGAACATCACAAACCTGTTGGTTCAATGTGTTCATCATGCCAATCAAATTTGGGCTTTCACGATATTGTGTGATTATTCGATCAATTAAATCCTCTTTTCTTGTGTCCGGCTCTGCGCCAATCAATACACCAGTCAATGTGACGGTCAAAATCGCGTTTTCATTTATTCTTACGCCATAATAACCAGCCGTTAAAACCTGTGAATTTCTTTGTCTGCTAAACGTTGTTTGTGGCGTTAATTCAACAAAATCATCATTGTTTGCTGTCGCAATGTCATCGGCACCAGACCATTGCTTGGTATAAACCAACAATGATGCAGTAAAATCGTCATCTGACTGTGTTTTGTTTTCAATCCCCAATGTGCCGTTTTGCTCCAAACGAAATTTTAATATTTCGCCAGCAAAAACAGGCCCGTCAAGTAATACGCTGATAGCCATATTATGAATAAACCGCCGTTACATTATCGGAAATGATTGATGCAATTTGATTGAAATTAATAACCGCTGCCGCGTCTTGCGCTTGGGCTGAACCCGTGCCAATTGTGGCGGTAAAATGGTCTAATTTAATGGCTGGATATTTTGATTCAATAATTGTTCGCAATGTGTGATGGTTTACATCACGACCATTGATTCGATCTTCTGCCCAACCTTGAACCAAACCTTCGATAATTTGTTGCGAGTCTGGTTGAAACAAACTGAACGTGTCATCAACAAGCGAAATAACCAAATCAAGTGAAATGTCGATTTCAGTGATTCGATGCAATTTGAATTGTTGGGAAATTCCCGTGGCCGGTGACGTGTTTATCGTGGTGTTGCCATACATAGTTCCACCGATCGGCATAACTGCCATCAATTTATCGGCCAGTTGCGTATCGTCACCACCAATGATGGCAATACAAACATCGCCATTCACCAAACCTTCGGAAGTCAAATCACCATCATCATTCAAAAATGGTTGTAAATACGTGATTCCATCAATTTTTTGGAGTTCTTGAACAATATCTTTTAAATTGAATCGAGTAACCCCGATGTTGTTTATCTCTTTTCGAAGCTCAATATCGTTAAATCCACCACGCGAAAGCGTTCGCAATTTGGCGATGGATGTTAATCGCGTTTGAACGGCTTGATCTGGGTCAAAAGATTGATATATTTCCAAACCCAATCCCCACAAATCACTAACAGCGCTCGCAAAAAGCCCATTAATCTGACCTTGTGGCGATTCCGATGTTTGTATTACATCAGGGCCAAATGTTTCAACCATGCCAGCTTCAATTTCTTTTAAAATACGCTCAAGTGGCTTTCTAACAAAGCCAGTTGGCTGAACACCGTAATTGCTCACAAGGAAACCTCTTCATCATCGTAAATTGTTAATATTGAAATGTCATTGGCTATTAATTCACGTTTTTTGTTGTCGAATTTTATTGAAAATGACGTTATTCTTGTTACACCGTCGGTTTTTCTTACCACTGATTTTATAATCGCCTCAGCCAATGCAGGGTCGTATTGTTTGCCCATAATATCAGACAACCAAGGAACGCCAACATTTGAATTTAAAAACCACTCGCCTTTAAATGTCATTGTTCGTTGCCTTGCGTGTTGTCCAATAGCTTGGCCATCTTTCACCATGGCCAGATTTCCATCACCATCCAAATAAACATCATGGATGTCGTGTTCGTTAGCTTTTGTTGCAATACCAATATGTGACATTATGCACCCCCACCAGATTGTGAAATCATTGCTCGCAACGTCAACGCGATGGCTTCAAATTGCGGTATACTTGTATGAACATGAGTTCCTTCCGATGAACCGGATGAAACTAGCGTCGTATTGGCCGCGCAAGCCTCAGCCAATTGCGCCAAAGTGTCTAACAATTCGCCAGGCGCTAAATCAACGCGCATTGTGCCGTTTATGTTTCCCCTGACACCAAATTGTCCACCCTCACCATCAAAACCCAAATGAACGTGTTGATCGTCAAAAGCTTCGATTGGATTAACTAACGATTCACCACCATCGACATAAGCTTCCAAGTCCGAAAGTGAATATGACCTAACGTCGGTCGCAATATGTTCGTCCTCAGTGTGAAAAAGCTCTGTCGCGCGCATTTGTGGGCGCAATAACACACGATCACCAGCGACCAATGGATATGTCAGCCTTCCATGCGTACAACGATCAAATCGAACTGGAACTTCTTCTAAAACAGGCAAATCAATGGCGATCAAATTACCACTACCGTCATCGTGTTTTGGTTTATATAACGGTTGAACCTCGGCTGTTTGTGTTGCGGGGTCGAAAGAAACGATTTCACCTGGCATTTCACCAAATGTTGATTCTCGATCACTAGCGTTTTGATGTGCTTCCAATTCGCCGTGTCGCGTCACCGTTTTGCCAGGGTATCCAGCTGTTACACTCATTTTTTGCCCTCATCTACAACACCGCCAACGGCTTTTTCGCCATGGATGTGCATATAAAAATCACCGTCGTGATTGTCCAAACTGTAATCAATTCGACCAACACGGTATTCGCCATCAGCTTGCGGAACCGTTTCGCTTTTGACTTCGATTAACCTGTTCGGTCTAACTTCAGGGTTCACTAAAACCGAAACACGAACGCCATTATCAGTTATTTTTGGATAACCCACCATGCCTGTATCACGATTAATGACCGTTACTTGTGGCAACGCCTCTTCGCCAGGGATGATTTCCATTACTTGGTTTTGGATATTCCAATAAAAACCGTTATATCGACCAATTTCGTTAGCATAACGTGAACAAGCCCCAGCGATTGAATAGGGGCGTATAAAAGGCTCCATTTCAGGAAAAACCCATTCACCCTTTTTCACGCCATAACCTTCAAATTCGGCAAAAATATCTTCCATCACATCTTCTTTTGGCGTACCAGCCGAATATGTTTTTGAAATTGTTGCTTTCCTGATAGCTTTGTCACCATCGCCAACCGTAACAGTTGTCACGATTTCGGTGCCTTCTCGATCATGCGTGAAATCACGGACTTGGCCAGAAAATATTAAACCAATATTGCTCGCGCCATTAACGGGTATATAACCCGCTTCGATTTCAACATCAGTGAATTCAGAACCAATTGAATTTCGACTTGATTCTTTTAAGTTATGAATCCTTACGATAGCATCGTTCGCCTTTCCCGAAATTGATTTTTCAACAGTCACAGAAACAAATAATTGTTGATCTGTGTTGTTGCCAGGATTCACGACAAGCGAACCACCTTCGCCACGAAACGTGATTCGTATTTTTCTAAGCCAATAATCCATCTATTTCACTCTGTTCCGCTTGGTAAAATCTAACAAGGCCACTAATTAATTCGTTGCGACCAGGATGAACATTGGTTGCAGAATGGGCGAATAAAACACCAATTCCAAAATCAAATTCCGATATTAAGTTGGTGTTCACAACCACGCGTCGGCCATGCAATATGTAATCGCCATCCAAAGCAAGGTCAAATGACCAAAACTTTGAATAATGGTTGAATGTAAATCTAAATGTAACGCGTCGATTATTGATGATCGTTGAAAACTTTTGATCTGCATGATCAACGAATTTGAATTTAATCATAGGAACACACTCGACAATATTGATTCGCCTTGATCTGAATCAACGGTTTCTGTTTGAGTGTCGCCACGTTCGATTGTTGGTGCAATTTCGTCAAACGTTTCAGCGTCACCCGAAGGTCCTGTGGTTTGTGGCAAATCATCAAAATTCGCAGATATTGTTGTTTGCGTTCCAACAATTCTAACTTCTTTTAATTCGACCGTCGCGCGCAATATTTTCGAGGTACCTTTTTCGCGATCGGCAACAATGGCCTCAATAACCACATTCGTATAAACGGCAAGTCCTGAAATAATATCGAATGGTTCACGCAACGATTGGTGATCAACCAGTGATAAAAACGCGTCACTTGCTTTTTCGTCAACCACTTCAAGCGTCAAACCTTTGGAACGCATATACATGTGATCGTTCACATCGGAACCATCTTCTATTGCATTATCTGTGATGGTCGCTTCTGAACGATGTTGTTCATACAAAAACGCAGTGATTGGAACAGGGCCAATGTTGCGTGGAACGATAATAACAGTGCTCATGGTTGTGATGGCTCGATGTTAAGTTGGGCGCGATTTGGCATCATTTTTTCAAGTGCCGCGCCAGACGCTTTCGCCAATTGCCCAGGGGCTTTTGTTGGCTGTTGCACGTTTTGTTCGATTTTGATCGAATTTTGAATTTTCTGGTTGGCCCGATTGCTAACATTAGCGATTGAACCGGTCGTAATTCCGGTTTTGCCATCCATTCTGTTCAAGTTACCTTGTAAGTTTTGCGTCGCGGAGCTGGAACCCGAACCGAATAAATCCTTCGCCCATTCGGGCGTTAAATCAGCGAACCAAGCCTTAATTCGACCGCCGATTGATTTCATTCCGTCAAATAATCGACTGATAGCATCAACACCCATTTGGTAATAGGGTATTTCATTCAACCATTCACCAATAGAACCAAAAACCCCCAAAGCCCGTTCTTTTAGTGATGCCCACGCATTTGCAAGCGAGTTGAAAATATTAACAGCCAATCGGGCTCCAGCTTCACGAACATCAAAACCCGCTATTTTGTCAACGATGCCAAAGAATATTCCAACAATTAAGCTGAAAACAGCCTTTGCGATCGCTTTTCCCACGTCTGCAATACCCTTTAACAACGCCCAACCTATTTTCAAGCCGGCTTTGTAAAATTCAGGGTTTGTCAATGTATCGACAATTGCTTTTGATACGCGTTCGGCAGTTGCGTCAATTTTTTCGCTGAAACTTTGAATTCCTTCAACGATGCCACCGCCGATATTCTCGCCCAATTCCATAAAATTGGTTTTCTTGAACCACCCAACGAATGTTCCAAGAACCGATTCACCACCACGTAAAAAGTGCCATAAATCATTCAATCCAAGCCCAATCGCAGCAACCGCGCCCACTGTTGCCCATATCGGGGCCGACAATGCAACAAAACCGAAACGTAGCAGTTTCAACGCGGTGATCAAACCTTTGTTTTTTCTAAATACCGATAAAAAACCAACCAGTTTTTTGCCACCAGCCGCAGCACCCACCAAACCAATGGCCGCAGCCATGGTTCGAAGCGCTAATGCCATTTTCAATATGACTGAAATTGATTTTGCGATCGCCCCAAAAATCCACAACAATGGAGCGGAAACCGCAATCAATGATATTAATGCGGCCACCAGTTTTTGAACGAATGGTGGCGCATCCGCTAACCGTCTGGCCAGTTTAGTTAAACCAGCTGCAACATCAGCCAAAAAGTCGATGAATCCTGACTGGGCAATTGCTATTCTTAATTGATAAAGTGAATTATCTAATCGCGCAAACGTGGCAATATCATTTTCAATTCTTTCGCCCAAATCCAATTTGTAATCTTCTTGGAGTTGTTTGGCCAATTTTGGCAACATTTCGTCGGCAATGACTTCGCCGCTTTGAAGCATTTTATCCAATTCGGCTGTTGTAACACCCATTGACTTCGCCGCTGCCATAAAAGCGCCTGGCAAACGTTCACCAAGTTGGCCGCGTAATTCTTCGGCGCTTACCTTGCCTTTTGAAACCATTTGTTCCAAAGCCAACAATATTCCATCAAGCTGTTGCGGACTTTGACCCAGTTTTGTCGATAGTGCGGTGAACGTTTTTAATATTTCTTGGGCATTTTCTTCAACACCCGTTCCCTTGGTCGCAGCTTTAAACTTCAACCAATTATCCGTCACCTTAACAACGCTTGCACCATAACGGTCGGCCACCTCTTGTGCAAACGCCATTTCTGTATTGGCACCTTCGACCGAACCAGTTACAGCTTTGAAGCCTTGCGCCCACCCTTCGGTTTGCAACGCAGCATCCTTGATTCTTTTCGCTTCAAATATGGCTAATGCGGACGGAACAAGCATCGACCTTGACGCATTAAACGCCTTGTCCGCAGCTGCGCCATAAAGCGCGATTCGTTTGGTTAAACCTTCAACACGCTTTGCGGTTTGGTTCAAGCCCTGTTCGAATCGACGCAAGTTGGCTTCACCTTTGATGTCATATCCAAGGATTGCAACTAGTTCGTCAACAATTGCCATATT